GAATGGTCTAGAACAGTAGAACAGCCCATACAGATTTCAAGCTCTAGTGGACCTTCGGCAGTTTCCAGACATAGCTTGCCTGTCTTGTGTTTCTTTTTAAGAACTGTTTTACAGAGAGGACACTTCTTTCTTTTCCACCAACTCATACAAACTCACATTCTACCATTAGTTCAGTGACACATGCCATAAGGTTAATTTCTGGATCAGCCACGAAAGCATGTTGGTACTGGTATTTAGATAGGATGAGAACAAGGTTTGGAATAGAATTCTTGGTGACATACATGCTTGCGTTGTCATAAAGATTGCGGTAAAGAGCAGTGCAATCATTATCGACATTTTCAGCAACCCACTTGCGGGCTGATGTAAAGTCACGATCCTTCAGGAATCCGATAAGGTTCTTGATAGTGGTTTCATTAAGGATTGCAATGATACCAGAATCGATCTTACCAGTTGCTGAATAACGCTGGATTTCGTTAATGGTCCTGCGCCAATCAGGATGGAACTTTGTGATTACAGCAGCAATAGCAGCCTTGTCATAGTCCACGTTTTCCTGATCTAGGATTGTGGTGACACGCTTCATCATCTGCTTTGCAAGTGATGGTAGGTCAGACTTCTTAATCTTGAAGTCAACCACAGAACAACGTGAGTCGGCAACAGCACCAATGATACGGTTTTTGAAGTTACATGTTAAAATGAAGCCACAGTTCTTTGAGAACTCTTCAATGAAGCCACGAAGAGCAGCCTGTGTCTGTTGTGTGAGATAGTCGGCTTCGTCAAGGATGACGTACTTGCGACCACCATTGAAGGAAATGGTAGAGGCAAACTGTAGGATATCGTCACGCAGAGTGGCGATGTTACCGTTCATAGAGCCGTTGATAAGAATGTAGTCACATCCTAGCTCTTCTAGCATAGCGCGGGCTACAGTAGTCTTGCCACAACCAGCAGGACCAGAAAGTAGGAGGTTAGGGATATTTCCCTGATTTACAAATTCCTGAAAGGTGTTCTTTAGGTCTTCAGGAAGGATGGTGTCAGCGATAGTCTTTGGGCGATACTTTTCTACCCAGAGAAATTCATTTAGCATAATAAAACCTCATCATAAAGTTGGGGACAGAGGGTTACTCTGCCCCCTGTGTCACTTAACCATTATAGCTTGAACTGGACTCCATTGCAATCCAATATTCTACGTCACTACCCTTAAAGTGGCCGATTCCCTTTGAGGTTGCGGACACTTCATAGTCGCCAGCCAGAAGCTTAACGTTTTCTACTGAAAAGATAAAGCGGAAGCTCTTATCAGTCTCGCCAACCTCAACACGATAGAAAGACTTGCTGCTATCCTTGGAGTTGAAGCCTTCTAGGTAAATCTTACCGTCTTCACCAGTAATAGCGATTTCAGGCACAGAGATAATACCAATCGCCTTCTGTAGGCGGGCAAATACATCACCCTTCATAGTGAAGTTTACAACCGCATCCTGTACAGCAACTTCCTTGTCAGGAGCAGCCATAATGTTATCTGGTGCGGTAAAGAAGTATTCCAGCTTTTCAGCACCAGATTCGATAACGACTGATCTTTCCTTAGTGACAAGATCGGGATTATCAAATAGAGTGACAGCACTTAGGAACTGACTAAGGTCATAAATTGCAAACTGTGACTCAATATGAGTACTGATAGTTGCACGTGCCATAATAGAGCGAGTAGTAGAAATTGTACGAACCTCATTACCCGGTCTAAAAAGAATACCCGGATTGATGGAAGTGAAGTTGCGTAGAATTTGGATTGCTCGTGAATCAAACTTCATAATATAGTTACCTTTCAATTACTTCTTTTTCTTAAGCTGGCTAATGTCTGCCGTAGCAGGAGCACCAATTTGTGCTAGGTCAACCAGTGAACCACCAAACACATACATACCAACGTGCTGTAGCTGCATCCATGGGCAGAACCATACCTTCATACCAGCCTTACGTGACCATTGACAGAACATATAATCTTCTGATAGGTAACGATTGGTTTCTGGACAAATTGGGGTATCAAAGAATGCCATAATCTGTCTAGAGCCATCAAACGCTTCGGTACGAATGTGGTCTGGTGTGTACATCTGTTCAGGATATGCTTCCTGAAACTTAAGGAAGGTTTCACGCTTGATCATCATGAAACCAGTACCAGCTTCAAGAACTTCTACAGGCTGGCCTAGCGGGATAGATGTAGAACCTTGGACAGGATTGAAAACGTAGTCACCAACATACTTTTCTAGGTTCTGTGGGTTCTCGTCAGCAAAGCCCTTGTCCACGGCTGTCTTGATCTTCTCCCATGATATACACTTTTTGGGATAAGGTCCAGCGATAATATCATATTCGTTGCTAGAATCTTCATTATCTGCCAGTGCCAGAAGTGCGATAACGTCACGAGCATTAAACCCAATGTCAGAGTCGATGAACATCAAATGTGTGTCGCCAGAGCGAAGGAATTCATCGGCACAGTAGTTACGTGCACGTGTGATTAGTGATTCGTTGAAAAGGAAGTAAAAACGAACCTGAATTCCGTAATGAGTTGCAAGGGCTGATAGGTCTGCAATAGATCGTGCAAACATACCAGAACACTGGCCACCATACATAGGAGCAGCCACAAAAAGCTTACGCTGCTTCAGTTTTTCAATAGGTACCTTGATTTCCATAGTTTATCCTTAGTTCTTATCGGCTCTATCTTGTGCCTTCTGGTCACTATATGTGAGACCGTGATAGCGCACAGATAGCTTGGCGATATTCTGTTCAATTGTTTGTTCTCTTGTAATTCCAAGATTCTGGCGTACACCTTCCATGTAGAATTCAAGATCGCCAAGCTCTTCGATAACATTTTCGATATCAATGGGCTTGTTGTAGATAACGTGCTTCTTAACAGCGTCAAGCAGTTCACCGGCTTCACCAGCTACGCCAGTTGCCATGTGCCATAGGTCTGCCTTTTCTGGTGTAACGGTTGAAAGAATATCTTCACCCGGTTTTACCAGTGCAGCAACCATTTCAGAGTGTGTGATTGTCATAGTGTATCCTTGCGTTCAAGATCATGTACATGTAGTGCAATAATGGCGTAATGGATGACCTTCATAAGGTCCTTGCGCCAATCTTCTGGGGTTCCCTTGTGCCCATAACGCTGTGCGTATTTTAGAATGTTTCCGATTGTGAAACCAATACCATGACCACCATCGATGATAAATTCTGTGGCCTGATAGTTATTCTGGGAATAGTGCTCACCGTAAGTCTTGTTTACATAGTCGGTGATTTCTTGAAGGAGTTTTCCTTCGTTGTATTTATACTCGATTTTCTTGTCCATAATATATTTGCCTCTTTTATTTGTTGCGGCGGCTAGCAATTTTAGCATCTTTACGTGCCTTTTCCAAGTGAATTCTATTAGCACGTTGCTGATAGTTAATACCGTCAAGATGGTCTAGTTCATGTTGGAATACTCGTGCAGTGATACCATCAAATACACGTGTAAGTGTTTGTCCATTTGGTTCTGTATAGCGAACCTTGATTGTGCGTGGACGTTTTACCTTGACAAGAAAGTTAGGATACGATAGGCATCCTTCTTCAAGGTAAATCATATCTGGGTCCTGATCGACAATGCGAGGATTGAATACAGGAATAAGTTCTGCCCCGTACATGATAAATGCACGATACGGTAGGCCACACTGGTTTGCAGCAAGACCAATACCGCCATTATGAATCATGGTTTCGGCAAGGTTCTCCATCAATTCAAGTGGATCAATTGGTGGATTGGTGAAGTCAAATGGCCCCATCTTGGTTTTCAAGATGGGATCATTACAGTCAACTAAATCATAAATCATATGCGTGTCTCAATAGGTCATAGATAACATAGCGGGCATCTGCATTTGCAGGGATCACGTGATAGTTGTACCCGCCTTCTTCTAGAAGTTCCTTGATTTGAACATCAAGTTCACGTGCTTCTTCTTCACTCTGATTACGACCAACCTGATGATATGGCTTTTCTCTTTCAAGAAAAATATTGATATTATCATAGGTATCGTATAGTTCGTAGATCATACTACGAAATGTCTTTGGGAGGTAATCTGGCTTGGAGTATACCATACTTAGAAGCAAAGGGCTATCAGTAATTGCCCATTCTACCTGATCTTTTACACGATGAAGCTTACGATTCTGCTTCGCTGTAACGTATAGTTGGTCTTCGAAAATCTTATAACGCTGTTCCCAAGTAATTTCCTTGGCATATTCGTTAATTAGTTCTACACTCTTATTAGACCACTTCATAAGAGCAAATAGGTCTGCGGCTGTGGTAGATTTACCAGTACCGGGACCACCAAATAGGTTAATAACCTTCATATCAAATCCTCTTGTTTAGGACAGCCTCAAATAGTTTATTCAGAATCTGATCTAGATTAGAATCTTCCATACAACGAGCAACATACAGTTCATGTACGATTGCCTCAACATCTGGTGTATCGATAGGATCATCAGACACAAAATAACAACGGGCACGTAGCTCTTCGATCAAGTCACTATCATCAAAATCGTCTAGGTCTACGTCAACATCTACACTGATTGTTGGCATTACTTTTTCTTCCTATTTTCTTTTAGCCATTTCTTTTTATATTCTGGAAATGACATAGAAAACTCTGCACCAGAGTCCTTATACTCTTTCCATATTTTGGCGTTTTGGTTAGTAAACTTTGCTTTTAGTTTGCGTTTCTCGAAAGACAGTTCACGAGAGATATCATTTCCAGATTTTTTACTGACCACTTTTGTCTCCCACTAAAATATGCTTAAGTGCTACGGCATCCCACCATGCATTATGCTGTACGGCACCCTTGACTTCTGTAGGATATGCGTCTACACGAACTACATCAAATTGTAGGCGAGGAACATTAATCATGAGACCGGGACCAGTGATAACAGCCTGACACATGTAGCGAACATCATCTGGCCAATCGGTAATGATGTAGGGAACGTGGTCATCTTCTGCAAGATATGCCTGAATTAAACGGGATGCTTCTAGGTCTGAATTGACTGAGTAGAGCATACCGGGTAAAGGCGATGGAACATCATACAGAATAGGCACGACATTCTTTTCTACCCACGGATCGTTAATTTGATCCAGATTGTGATTGTAGATGATGTAAAGACTTTCATTGTCTTCACGTACTAGGGCTAGGGATAACAGTCTACCCCCAAACCCGTCAAATTCTGTGTCAAGGAAGTACTTCATTTCTCACTCCATAACTGTCCATAAGCTCAAATATCTGTTCTTGGCTCATGGACATAAGTTGTTCCATTTTCTTCATGTTATGTTCACACATACGAACATAAAGTTCCTTGGCAGTGTTCTTAGTTATAGTTCCCTCAATCATAGCAGAAACTATCAAAGCTTCCTGTTCCAGTAGGATTGGTCGTTGCATAAACTTATCCAAAAACAAATTAAAGTCTATGTCGCTCATGCTGCTATCCTACTGAAATTGCTGTTCTTCTCAAAGCGAATGACAGTGTGGAACTTGTCGAACAGGGCATCACCCTTATGACTGATTATAAACGTATTCGTTTCCTGTGTCAAGGTTTCGAGAATCTTAAGGAATTCTTCTGTACCAGCCGCATCCAGAGACGAATCAAAGATTTCGTCCATGATCAATAGGTTGGTGCTGGCACTATTACGCATTTTGGCAATTGCTCTCCACGTAAACATAAGAGCAAGGTCAATACGTAGCTTCTCGCCTTCTGAGAAGGAAGCATAGGAGAATTCATCCCTATAGCGAGACTTAATAGTTTCGTTGAACGAATCGTCTAGCTGGAAATCAACAAAGAAGTCCATGGCGGCAAGATACTTGTTGATAAGCTTGTTCATGATAGGAATGTACTGCTTGACAATCTTGGTCTTAATGCCAGTATCCTTAAGAAGGACAGCAGCAACATCATGGACAGCCTTTTCCTTGTATAGGCGTTCCTTCTGATCATGATACCCAGACAAGGCGGTCATATACTTGGTAATGTCTATATCAGAAGTGATTTCAACTTCCTGTTCACGAAGACGCTTGATTTCAGCATTCAAGTCGCTGATGTAACGATTCAAGAAATTGATCTGTTGGTTGTTTGACTGAATAGCAGTATTGAACTTCTTAATCTGTTCATTAGTGCGATGAATAAACTCTAGACGCTCTTCTGTTTTCAGAATTTGCTTTTCAATCTTTGCCATGGCAGTAGTGAATTCATCGATCTTTTGTGTCTTGTTGTCAATCGAAGTTTCACGAAATTCTGGCTGAATACCCTGTAGACAGGTAGGGCAATTTTCATTGTCCTTATAGAATTGAATCTCTTTCTTCAGCTTACGAATCTTGGATTCCGCCTTGGACTCCATACCAACAAGCTCTGAGTGGCGATCACTAACAGTCTTGCTATCCGCTATCTGATTTGATAGCTCTTCTACCTGACTCATCATCCCCTCTACATTAATTTCATGTAAAGCGATTGCGTCAGCATGTTCCTTGATCTTGGCTTCCTTTTCCGCAATCAAAGCATCGTTGTTGGTCTTCATCTTTTCAATATGAGCGTTGTGCATTTCAATGCGCTGCTCAAGTAGTTCAATTTCCTTATCAACCGCCTTCAAGGCTTCCTTGTTGTTGGAAACCTTTTCTTTAAGAAGAGAATTCATAACAGAGAAAATCTGAATGTCTAATAGGTCTTCGATGACCTTGCGGCGATCAGCAGCGTTAAGCTGCATGAAAGGAATATAGTTAGCGGACCCAAGAACAACAATCTGTGAGAAGGTCTTGAAGTTCATCTTAAGAATGTTGGTTTCAAAGTGTTCCTGAAAATCCTTTGAAGCGGCAGACTGATTAATAGACTGTCCGTTCTGAAAGATTTCGAAGACATTTGGCTTCATACCACGGCGAACCATGAATTCCTTACCAGCAACCTCAAACTCCAATTCCACCAGCAAATTTTTATTTGTGATGGTATTGACAAGCTGTGGCTTATTGATATCACGGTATGGCTTACCGAATAGAGCAAAGGTAAGAGCTTCGATGATGGTTGACTTACCAGCACCGTTCTCGCCAACAATCAAGGTTGACTTAGCTCTATCTAGCTGAAGTTCAGTGAATTGATTACCAGTTGACAGAATGTTCTGGTAACGAATTGTCTTAAAGCGAATCATTATATAATTTACTCCACGTAAAGAGCTTCAGTATACAGGCTTGTGAGAAATTTGTCCAGTTCAATATTTTCTACACCAGCTTCGATGTTGGTGACAGCCTTTCGCAGGATAGTTAGCGTATCCTCTGCCTCATCGGCTACGTCCTCATCGGTCATATGTAATTCAACATAGTCACCGATTACCTGTATATCGATGGCACCAGCCGCTTCTAGCTTATTGATGAAAAGGTCAAACCAGTATGGATTTGTTTTGTTCTTGACAATGACCTTGACGTAGTTATCAGCAAACTCATCAAAATAAATGTCTAGAACATCATCCATGTTTTTGTTCTTATCATCATAATCAATCATCTTGAAAATGGTGAATGGGTTCTTAATGAATTTTAGATCACGTGTGTCAGTATCAAAGATAAAGAAACCACGAGGATCATCATAGTCTGCCCATGTTAGCTCATACGGTGTTCCAAGGTAATGAATGTTTCCACGACTTGACTTGTGGTGATAATGACCAGAGCACACGATATCGAACTTGTCGAATACCGAAGCATCCATACCATGCTCACTATAGACACCACGATCCATTTCAAACCCCTTTAGTTCAAGGTGTCCAAACAGAATCTGTGCATCCGTTTCCTTGACAAACTTCATAATGTCTGCTTCATTGTCAGAACAAATCCAAGGAATAAGAGCAATCTTGATACCATCAAAAAGAATTTCTTGATGGGTACTGTACGTCTTAATGTTGTCGTATTCCCCTAGCAGAAGCTGTGGAGAATTGACTTGGTTGGTGTTCTTAAAGAAGGTGTCATGGTTGCCCACGAACACATGCACATCAATCCCCTTACGCTTTGCCACTTCAAAGAAAAACTCTCTAGAGCGGTATAGTGTAAGGAAATTGATGTACTTACGGCGATCAAACAAGTCACCAAACTGAACAATGGTGTCAATGTTATTCTCTTCAAGATACGGAAATAGTGTTTCGGTATAAAACTTTTCGAAGTGATTGTGAAATGCCGCATGGTCATTTCTCGCTCCGAAGTGGGTATCACCCAACAAACAAATCTTCATAATGAATTACCTACGCTTTTTGTTTTGTTCCTTAGTCCAATTTTTAAGTGCGAGGTCACAAAAGTCTCTAACTGTCTCAAGGACAGTCGCTTGATTATACTTTACATGTTCCGGTGTAGTCTTGGACTGTAAAGATTCAACCATTTGCTGTACTATGACAGGCACTGAATTAAATCTACTCATCATCTTCTCCAATAAATTTGTCGATTCCTTTCTTTCTCTTTTGACGTTTTGCGGCTTGCTTTGCATCGTACTTTTCAGTAAGGTCAGTAAGCTTGTCCATATCCATCGTAACCATAATAGCGTTAAAATGAGAAAGGTCATCTGGTGATAGCTCTACCAGCGTGTTCATGGTCACGGAGTTTTCCATGGCCTTGTATTTAATGTACGTCTGCTTTCTTTCCTTGTCGATTCGACGCAGGAACGCATAGTACATGATCTGAGTGAAATATGCAAACGGATTCGTAGATTTTTCTGGATCAAAGTTGTGGAGGTATCTCAGGCAGTTTTCCACAGCGTCCCCGATCATTTCCTCACGATAGGTGTAGCCTATGAAGTTACGATTGGTCGAAAGTCTATTGGCAATTAGCCAGATACATTCCCCAATATAGTTACTCGGTGTAGGCGTTTCAACTCCCTTTGCCTTGGCACTGTTATATTCGTTAATAAATTTCACCATTTCGGTGTACAACTTTTTGTTGTCAACGTAATGTTTTGTCATAAGTAATTACCTTAATGTTTTGTGTTTTTGGAATAAACAGTATTCATGAAGTTTTCCCATGGATCGCTCTGTTCATTCATAATAGTTTCAAGTTCTCTGATAGCCCCTGTTATTTGTTTGTGGAGACGAGGCTTAGCATAGTTCTTGGCATAAACACTAGCTTTGGAATAATAATCGCAAAGCTTTGGAGCAGGTTTATAGTACGTTATAACATCTTTCTGTTTAAAAGTCAAGTATTCATCATCAGATAATAGTAATGCATCTTCTAATCTCATGACAGAATGCCCTACTTCATCTTTCTGATCTACAATATACATGGGGTCGAGTAGATTGATTAGTTCTAGTTGATGTACAGGAACGTCATCATTTTCTACACACCCCACGATTTCTTCACCGTTAGTTAGTTTCAATACTACGATCATTTTATCCCCACAGTGTATATCTTATAGTCAAACTTTTCGTTATCATAAATCTTGACTCTTTCCGCAAAGTGGTCCAGAGTGAAGTTAGATTTACTTCCGTATGACAGGTTATCTACAATATCGTAGAGGATTGCGTGTTCCTTCTCAGCATGTTGTCTAAGCATACGGCCAATAGACTGTAGGACTTTGATCTTTGACTTTGAAGGAGAACCAGCAATCATGTGGTGGAGTCTTTTGATTGAGACTCCTGTTGAAGTTGTTCCCATCGACGCAACGAGTATAGCTTCCTCAAGTTCTTCCATCGCCTTTCGTATCTCTTCTCGTCTATCGCCACTAACGTCACCGTCAATGTAAAATACATTAGGATGGCCAGATAGTGCAGCATATAGTACGTCTCCATGATCTTTAAGGCGGAAGAACACAAGCTTATTACCCTTTAGTGAGAGTGCCAGATTCTTGATGAATTCTGTTCTCTTCTGGTAATTCACTAGGAATTCTACTTCTTCTTGGTAAGTCTTTCTTCTTTTCTTACCACTCTTCTTATCGGTTACTTGCTTATGAAATTCTTTACACACGTGCTCTGGGTATTGAAGCACGATGCATTTGATTTTAATATCAGCAGCATGGCCTTCGTCAATCAGTTCACGTGTGGTGACAGTCTGATACGGCGCACCAAACAACCCGTAGATTGTGCGCTTGTTTAATTCTGAGTTGTCAAGGGTGCCTGTGGTGCCGAATCTGTACGGCGTATTGACCATGTTAGACATGATGTTGATGAGGCTCTTGGCCTTCCAACCATGCGCTTCGTCCCCGAACACGACTTTGAATTGTTGGTACCACGCTTTTGCCATTTTGGTCTTGCCATTATCGAGTGACTGCCATGTAGTGATGACAATATCAGATTTGATATCATTTGATCTATCCAATCCATTGATGCTAGTTGAAATACTTCCTGTGAAACCATAGGAACGAATGTCCTCTTCCATCTGTCTGACAAGACCAATGGTAGGAACGATAATCAGGGTCTTCTTACGGTACCATGCCGCAATAAGGTAAATCATGAAGGACTTACCAGAGGATGTAGGGGATAGGAGTGTTCTGCGCTTTGAACGTAAACACTTGGCTACAGCGTCTATCTGGTAGTCACGAATTTCTAGCCATTCTGGTAAATCAAGGCTCTTGACGAATTCTTTTACCTGATGTAGGGAAACATCATCATAAGCAAACTCATGATCAAAAGAAAATGTGTATGAACGACTATCACAGAAGCGTTTAATCTCTTGAGCCAATCCAGCATAAATCGTTCCGCTAAGTCTGTTGACAAGCGAAATCTTACCATCCCACATTCTGGATTTGTACTTGGGGTGGAATTTATAGTTTTCGGCATAGTGAGTAAAATGCTCCGATAGTTCCATTAAAGTACCCGGATCGCATCTTACTCTACAATGCACTTCATTTATGTACTCAAGATGAACATCTGTCATTAGAACCCACTTTGGAATTTAGCGAAGTCTATGGCATTCTTGATCGCAAATCCACGGTTCATAATGTTTTTGATAATGGACTCTAGTAGTTCGATCTTTTCGTGCTGAATGCCAATCTTCAAGGTTAACTGGATAATGTCAGGGTCAGCATCTACGTATGTACCAGCATCGGCTTTCAATACTTTACCGATTGGTGGTAGCTGCCATCCCTTTTCATGTGATTCTTTGGTTGGCCCCTGAGTATAGAATTCATACTTTTCGAGCCTGAGAGTCTTAAGTTCTGTTTCGAGCTTGCGAAGAACAAGACGCTCATTAGTGTAAATTTTATGGTACTTGTGGTGTAACGAAGCAGCAGCCAATGATTCCGTATCAAGTTGAGCACGGTCAATCTTGGAGTCCTGTCCCCACATGTCAAAAATATCTTCAAGTTTCATGATAAAATCCCTTATAACAAATAAGCCTTATTATATACTAATTAAGACTTTCAATCAAGCATTAAATGGTTCAATATACCATCTTAGGAATCTAAATCTCGCTGTTGCTGTAGCATATTGGACTTCTTGTAGTGTAGAGTCCATGTCGATTCCTGATATTCCTACAGGGAATGCGTCTGTAAATCTTACATTGATATTTGCTTTTGATGAGCTATTCAGAATGATTACTGAACAGTCTGACAAAATATTCTGGTATTGTCCTAGTCTGTCTGGATAGCCAAGCTTTACCATCCAATCATAAATTTCAAGATAATCCTTCATGTTTTCACCTACCATGAAGGTGACAGCAAACTCATCGTATTTGATATTTCCTGAGATAGGCATCTTGACAAACGGAGTTGGCAAGTCTACTGTTCCTAGCGTCATGCCGGGTAGGGATACCTTTTGAACACGAAATTCAAGCTCTGGCGTTTTGTCCAGTTTGAATTTGAAATTCAGCAAAGATAGGTTATTTTGGTTGAATGACATTTTGTGCTTGACTCACTTTGTTCGTATGGGTATAATCCATGTGTGGTGATAATATAGTATTTATATAAGGACCAAATTATGATTACAGATGGAGAATGGGTATGCAAACGATGCTTAGATTATCGTTCAGTGTGCCAACTATGTGAAGGTATGGGTCCAGAACTCATTCCAACCCCTCAATGGATAAAAGATGAGGAACAGAGGTTGACAGACTCTATGAAACCGATTAAGATGTTCCCACTATACCACTAACGGAGTATTTATTATGAGTAATTTTGACGATATTGACGAACTTTTCCAACAGGCTCTTGACGAAGCTGGTGTTTCTGATGCAGATATCATGCAGCTTGCTATGATGCTGGATGAAACTCTTGCCAAGAGCCTTCCCGCATCTATGGGATTTCCTGATTGGACTTACAAGGATTTACCACGAATGATCCCTTCTGTCAAGGACGAATTTATCGCTCTTGTCGGTGAAGAGAATATTAAGTGGATTACTTTTGCTAATTACGATGATGGTTCTGTTCGTGGACAGGTTCTACTGTCTCCGACTGCCATGGCTATTGTCGAAAAGACCGCAACTTCACCGAGTATGAACTAATGGATATTGAATATCGCTACGAAGGCTTTGACGAGCTAGATGAAGCTGGATTCAAGGTAAATTATATGTCCTTGGATAAAAAGAATGGTGTCATTCGTCCAGCTTTTCCATATGAACAGCTTGTTGAGGATGGTTTTCTTGGTAGGGGAAAGCGTGTGCGTTATCTTAATCGTAATGGTTATGACGCACATCGTGAATATGCTGCCAAGATGGGTATTACAGAAGGTATGATCCTTACTGTTGATACTTGCACTGTGGAAAGTTGGTCTTCTGATTACACTTTTTACGAAGTAGGCGGAAGCCACAACACTGTCATGTTTGAGGAAGTTGAAGATGGAGAATAAAATTCGTTTTTCAAAATACGTCTATGATGAAATCATGGCGGGTAACTTCCATCACTATGATGCCACAACCCTATCACGTTTCTATGATGGACATGTTGGAACAAAGGTGTTCAACCTGTACTGTGGTTACAGGTGGTTTGGTCTAAAGAAGTTTACTACACTTTCAAGAATTGATATGGATACTGATAATTGGCGTACCTACACTAGGATCAATCTTCGTCCTGATGAAGAAGATATGCTTTGGTCTGTGTGGCCTACGGTAGAAAAGATTATCAATGAACGTAGATCAGAAGAAACAAAAAAGCACCTAGAGTATACAGAAAGAATGGCTTGGTGGCCATAAAAAAGGTGGGGAACCTTTCGATTCCCCACCCAAGTCTGTAACAACTTTTATCGTTATGATTACATCAAGTTGTTGACGATCACACGACGATAGTATACGTTGCTGTCTTCTGCAAGACGACCTTCACCAACGTCACCGCCTTCAGCAAATGGGTTTGCTACCATGCCGTAACGAGTCTTGAAGCCAATCTTTGGCTGGAAGGTGTTAGGATCGACAGCACGTACCATCTGTAGTGGAACGTATGGGCAGTAGAAGAGACCAGCGTCAAATGCGCTTGAACCCTTGTAACCAACTACTAGGTAGTTAGCACCTGCATATGGGTCAATGTATACACGTAGGCGACCATTTAGAACACCTGCGAAGGTGTTGCCAGTATCGTCAACCTGTAGGTTGTTGCTGTTAAGAGCAGGAGCGTAGTCAAGGACACCAGCCATCTGTAGAGCAGACGCAACGTCTGAAGAACAGATAACGATGTTACCCTTACCGCGTCTGGTTCCCTTAGCGATTGCGTTAGCTTCACGCTCTAGCTGGAACATAAGACCCTTGAACTTTTCAACTGACCAACGACCATTTGAGTCGGTGTCTAGGTCGAAAATACCTGCATTGGTTGTGCCGGTTTCAGCACCACGCTTAGCAGTGATAACAACTGTACGGACAACTTCACGGTTGATATCAGCTAGAATTTCTGAAGACAGAATGTTTGAAAGTTCTGTCTCTGCATCAAGACCATGAATTGCCTTTAGGTCCTGTGCAAGTTCTAGTGAGTATTCAGCCTTTAGTGCACGGCTCTTAGCAGTGACACTAACCTTCTCAATGGAGAAAGCCATTTCTGGGAAGATTGAAGTTGTGGTTGAACCTAGACCTTCAGCAAGTGAAGTCTTGATACCACCAGCAAAGTTGTATAGGTCATTTGTTGCGTTTGTGTTAGCAGCAGGATATGTGCCAATGTTATTAGCAGCGCCACCAACAGTGTTTGAAGCTGCGTAGCCAGCGTCAGTTGCAGATGCGTTTGCACCACCACGAGCAGAACGGCCAGTCTGAACTTCATTGTAGAAGGTTTCTGGACCAGTCTGGTTCTCGTAACGTGCTCTCATTGCGAAGATAAGTCCGGTTGGACCGGTCATTGGCTGAACGCCGCAGATATCGTAAGCAACGAGGTTTGGCATAGCACGACGAACTAGTGAAATCAATACAGGGTCAAATGTATCGATAGCACCGGTTGAAGCGGTTGATGAAGATGCGCCCATTGAGTTGGTTGGAGCAGCTTCACCTAGGAAACCACCACCCATTGAAGCACGTGCTTCACGGATAGCATTCTCAGTATTCTCAAGAATCTGAGCGGTAACAGCGCGCTTGTGGCTGTCCTTAATTTCTGGAAGGTCCTCATGCTCAAGGATTGGCTTCCACTTGGTTTGAACTGTTTCGTCTAGATATGACATTTTGTTTTCTTCTCCCTTGATAAAAAGCTTTTCAAGCTATTTTATTTATAAAAATCTTATTTTACAGACTTCTTAATTGCCTGTAGGTAAAGGTCCATACCCGGAGCAGTGTAACCAGTGGTTCCTGCTTCAGTTGTGTCTTCGCCATCAATCTCTTCGCTGATCAAGCCAGTTGAAGCTGTCTTGGTCTTCTTGAAGATATTTTCCTTGACAATCTCTAGCTTCTTGCGGTATGAGTCACCATCGGTATACTCAAGACCTTCTGCAAGTGTGCGGAGCTTTTCTGCCTGTGTTAGAGCAAGACCTTCGCAAACTTCGTCAATAGCTGCTTGCTTGGTTGCTTCGTTAATGACGGTTTCTAGTTCGATCTTTTCGTCTAGAGTTTCATTAAGCTTAGACTTAACTTCTTCTAGCTCTGCCTTCATTTCGGCAACAAGATCGATCTTCTCGTCAGGAACGCGAATATAATGCTCTGCAAATAGATCATGTAGACCCTGAATAAATCCTTCAGCAATGTCTGCACGAAGTGAATTTTCGATTGCAAGCTTATTCTCTTCCATCCACTGTTCTGCACAGTAGTCAAGATACTGGTCAAGCTTTGTGGTTAGGTCTTCGAAAATAGCAGCAGTTTCTTCTTCAAGACGCTGATTGAATGACTCTTCTAGTTCTTCAACCTTAGCATCAAATGCTTCCTGAAGACGAGCCTCTTCAATGGTAATACGAGTATTTACAGCAGCTTCGAAAATGACACCAGCCTTTTCCTTCATATCTTCTGAAAGTTCTTCACCGAACATTTCATCGATATCTTCCTTGACAGCACCACCAGTTGCAGCACTTGGCTTTGTCTGGATTGTAGCAAGATTCTGTTGTGAATTGTCTACAGCGCCGGGTGCCTGATTTGGACCAAACTGTGCCTGTACCTGATTAAAGATATTGGACAAGTCTTCCTTACCAAGCTGTGCTAGAAGCTGTGTAAAAGTGGCAAGCATCAAAGCTTTTGATTCAGTACCACCAGAACCAGCACCGGGATTTAGAGTGTCAACAGCAGCGGTTTCTTGTAGATCACCGTTGTCAACAATCTCAGGTGTTTCCTTCTCGTTCATTTTTTACTCCTTTTAAGGTAATTTTATGTATTTATTAAAACGTAATCTTTGAAAGTCGATTGACGTATCTTTCGAAAAGCTTAAGCTTATTCTCTTGTATTTCACGAGAAGAAAGGCTTCTAATATGCTTCTTTGCTTCTTCGGCAAGTTCAACAGCTTTCCAACCCATTTTCTCATCATAGAACCATTCTACTGATTCCATAATACCATTAACCCAAGCACTAGGTGCAGAAGGATCAGCCACAATATCAGCAGCAGTTGCTAGACGGAAGTCGTTCTGGACTTCGTTAACACCTTCTTTGTTAAGCTTAAGTGAACCCATACCACGTGATGAAACACCAAGTGAACCACCGGATTCAATAAGACCCTTAGCAGTGTTACCCATTGGTGTGTTTGTGATTAATGCCTTACCGATATAATCTGTGCCTTCCTTGCGGAGAGAAACAGTGCGGTGTGAGACTAGATTAAGATTAATCTGTGGACCATTTGGATGCCCAAGTTCACCCCACGCACAATTTCTGTCAACGGCTTCCTTGACATATCGTGCAACTTCGCTATCCATGACTTCTTCTGGATACATACGACCATTGCGGTTTTTAATTGCTGACTGTAGGAAAACGCCTTCGATGTACATGTTCTTTGAGCCATCTTCCTTGGCTTCGGTCACATATCTAACGTCTTCAATTGTTTCCGTAATAAGTTTCATTTTTACCTCTTAGACTTGGAAATAAGTTGAGTTAGCGTTAAGATTTGTGCCAACCTTCTGTAGCTCAAGCATGACATAAGCGTTAGCGGTTCCTACAAAATTGACTACGATATCAGATTCCTGATTTAATGTAAGTGCCATACCAGCACCGGCATAATCGAAAGAACCTGAGGAATCATATACGCCAACAAGTTCACCACCACGAGTAAGTGTGATGTGACCAGCGTTACCAGTGCCTTGAAAAATCTGTGCGATATATGCGCCTGTCAGTACTTCATTTCCATAAGCAATATCGCTTACAGAGCTATTACCGGCAACCACGATGGTATTACTACCATTAAGGTGTACCACAGCAGATGTACCCGGCTTATTTGAAAGTACCTTCTTAGCCATTATTCGCCTCTCATTTCAATCGCAAAGTTAAGGAGTTCGATTACGCCTTCACGAGTTTCCGCTTTGTCAAGCATTCTATACTGATTGTCTTCAGAAAGATTGCTGAATACGTCAAGCATAGTGTGGATATGGCTTTCTGAAAACCCTTCCATCTTTGCTACAAGACGCTCTTCCAATGTTGGTGGAGTGTAATCAGCAATGTCTGGCATAAACTTCTCAAGGGTACGATTAACGATATCTTCCTTGGTTAGCTTCTTTTTCTTCTTAGCCATCTTGGTAGCTGTAGCATACATTACTTCATCAGCACGATCACCGTACTGATCTTTCCAGTTACCGCCCTTCATCTTTTTGACAAGACTTTCGCGCTTCTTCTTTTGAGCAGCAGTAAGCTTCTTTTCTTCAAGCTCTTCTACTTCCTCATAAACTTTTTCGTCCTGACCCGGATCATAGCCATGGCGAGTCTTACTACGGCTACCCATTTTAATATTGGTTGCCTGAAATACGTCATCACCATTTGCCTTACCGTTTACTTCGTTACGGTCAGCCTTCTTTTCGATTGTGTGCTTGTCAACAAACTTTTGCTCGTCTGGTGACTTTGGTCTATATACCTCGTTAAAGATATCCTTAAGCGTTTTCATCAGTGATGCCCTCGTTGTCTAAATCTTCCAAGTCTTCCAAGTCAAGGTCGATATCGTCTAGGTCAAGATCATCAATGTCAATGTCTTCTAGATCATCTTCGACTTCATCACCGATATCATCGTCTTCGCTGCCATAGATTGACTGTGCGTATTCAACACGCTTTGCGTCAAGTGCAGCCATAGCCTTTTCACGCATCAACTTATCGAATACATCTGTAAAATCTACAGGATTCTTGTCGATTGCTAGTCCAAGTAACTCATTTGTCTCTGGCATAAAATTGTCCTTTAATCCAAGTAATAATATTTATAAATTTATTTTTTGTTCGTTTTTGCCATCTGGCTCACAGGTGCTGGAATTGCCTCACCCTCTGGACCCAACTCTGGTGGGTAATACTGAGGATTCTGCATTTCGAATGGAATCTGTTCATCGATTTCTTCCATTTCTTCATCAGATTGGCGAAGAACCTTACGACGAATCCATTCATGTGAATAATACTTACCAGCAAACGGATCAATTTCAGATAGCATAGCAATACGGTTACGAAGAATTTCAATTTCTTTTAATTCTGCGTAATAGTTGTCTTGTGAAAACTTGTAGCGAATCTGTTCTCTAATCTGATCCCATTCTTCAACAGTAATAATTCCCTTAAGGATTAGCTGTCTTTCTAGAATCTTAGTGAAGAGTTGTGCAAACTTATTACGCAAACGGCTTACAAACTTAGAGAATTTAACTTCGTCACGAGTAATTTCTGAGGCACGACCAAAATTGAATTGCGCTTCAGGATCAAGTCTGCTAATAGGAACGTTCAATGACATGTATAGCTTCTTTTGGAAGTACATTACGTCATCCATCTGACCTAGGTTCTGCCCACCCGGTAGAGTTGTGATTTCTGTTCCCTTACCACCTTCACGGCGAGGAAGCCAGAAGTCTTCTAGCATGGTCATGAACTTACGGTCATCACGAATTTCGCCAGTAGCGGAATCGTAAACAAGTTTGTTCTTGAACTTTGTCATAATATCACGTAGGTACTGTTCTGCCTTCATCTTAGGAAGGTTGCCTACGTCAATATAGAAAATACGGCGTTCTGGTGCACGGCTGATACGATAGATAACCAGCGAGTCTTCCATAGAACGAAGTTGGTTTAGAGGCTTTATGGCCTTGTGAAGATATGATTGAACCAAGTCACCATTGAGTGAGGTAAGACCTGATGTGCAATGAATGATAGAGTCTTTAGCAATTTTTAGACCGCCAATTGAATTCGATGGTAGAGCAGAGCTACCAGACGTTTTCGAGAATCCCTTATCATTGTAAATGTAGTATTCGCTAGCTGTCTGAGAGAAAGAAACGTTGTTAACAGCTTTCTTCTTACGGACTTCACGTAGCTTACGAATCTTACGTGGATCGATGTAGCGAAGCTCAATAATACCATTCGCAGGATTTGCTTCGTCTAGAATAGCGTGATAGTATAAACGTCCATCAACATACCAGCGTCTAAAGATTTCATAAGAAAGCTGATTAAACTCTAGTAGGTTGATGACGTTTTTAAATTCTTCGATAAAGATTTTCTTTACTTTATCTGGCATTTCAATATCGTCAAGAATTAATTCAACGACTTCTTGTTCTGCCTCTTGTGTAATAACTTCGTTTACGATATCATCAATGGCCTGATCGACTTCAGGATGTAGTGCCATTTCACGGTACTTGTTGACCAATTCTGCTTCTGTACGAATAGAACCATCAAGGTCAACGTAAGTACCGTAAACGCCACCTTCCGCAACGATTGCAGCCCCGTCATCACTCTGCCTAGGGGCGAATGAGACGGGTTCCGGCTGCTTTCTCTTAATTTCAAATCCAAATAGGTCAAGTGCCATATTATATTATTCCAATCAAACTTTATTACTTAATTGTGCCACCGGCAGTAGGACCTTCGACTACATAATAGTCATAGGCAAACTGAACTTGGAACGTTTCAATTTCATCGGTTCTGTTCCAATCTAGATCAATTGGTGAGATTTCGGTTGGAAATAGACCGACGAATTTATAGGTACGAATAATTGCAGGTGTTGTACCAGATGCGCCACCAGACTTTGCATACTGATAAACATATGCGTCTGTCTTGTAGTTATTTGGTGCTGATGAACCTGTAGTATTTACGTTACCTTCAAGTGAGTTAATCTTGTTGTGCCATGTCTCAAGACCTTGACGAATTTTAAAGTCTTCGTCATTAAGAATTGATACTGACCATGGTTGGAAGGTTCTATCACCAGCAACACGAATCTTACGACCAAAATATGGAACTTCGATTGCAGAAATTGTTGAACCGGGGATTGCGCTAGCCTGAATCATAAAGCTAGCGTCTCTTGAAATATCCAGACCATTAGGTACAATTGATGGTAGTGTCAATTTGACTTGGAAGAGCGTTGGACGCGCCCCTCCAAGCTTCAATGCACCTCTGATATCTTCTATTCTAAAAGCCATTTAAGTGTTCTCCTTTATTCTATTTATTCGATTAGCCAACAATCTCAGAGAACTCGACACCGCTTCTAACAGCCACAAAGTTTAGCTGAATGAAGTTGATTGCTCTAGCTGGCTTGATATAGATATCTCCAACAAATCTGTTAGTATCAACGATCTGTGGTGTGTTATTTGATTCATCGCACACAACACGGAAGTCATAGATACCACGGCGACCCTGTACATCACGTAGGAAAGGTTCTACGAGGTTGATGAACTGAGCACGTGTGAATTCATCGTTGAATTCAAATAGGAATGACTTAGATGCTTGTGAAATAGTCTTTTCAAGAATAATGAATAGTCTACGCACATTGATGCGGTCAAACGCACTTGGCTTAGATAGAAGAGTCTTATCGCCATATAGGATAATGCCCTGACCCGGTTGTGAAATTACAGGGTTCACACTATTCTTATATAGAACGTCTCTCTGTGCTCTATTTGGATTAAATGCAAGTTTGATTGCGTTACGAATCTGACCACGTGAATTACCTGCTGGTGAATACCATGGATCACGAGTATTGTCAGTGCGTACACATAGACCTGCAATGTCACCGTTTAGAGGAATCCAGCGGTAAGTATCATTGTACTTGTCATACTGGTACTTATAGCCAGAATCCATTACAGCGTAAGAAGATGATCTTACTTCGTTGCGGAAAGCAACAACATTTTCTTCTGCACCAATTGGCTTATTGACAACAGTGTCAATTGTTGGTGAAACAAACACTACACAATCTCTGCGAACTTCAGCAAGGTTATCGATTAGATAGTTTGCTAGCTGTTCACCAACTGCACCATCTTCCTTTCTTGACTTACCAGTAAGAACTAGTGCAATGTCAATGTCTTCTGGTGATACGAATGTGTCGTATGCAGTTGCAAGTGATGCGAATGGTAGATCAACTTCACTCACATCGCTACCACCAACAAATGATACTGTAAGCGGAGCATTTGCAGTAACTGAAGCAATGTTTACGGCAGTATTGGCTTCTGATCCAGCACGTTCACCAGCTACCCAGACATATTCTGACTGATCGTTGATGACTGTTCTGTAGTAGTTTCCAGTGCCATCAGGAAGCTTAGCATCGGTTGCTCTTGAAACGCCCTTGTAAACTTCAAGAACAGCACCCGGAGCACCAGTGAAAGCACCGTCTTCGTCTACGACAACAACATGTACTTCGTCCATCTGTGCGGTTGGATCGGCAAGCTGTAGAGCAGTGTTGCCGTATGCAGCAACGTATTCAGAACGACCCGGAGCAGCGTCTACCTGTGTGAAGTATTCCCAATAACGACCAACAAAATTCTGATTAATATCAGATGATAGCTTTAGTGGCTGATCAAGTGTTAGTGAAATTGTCACAACACCAGTATTGACAAGTCCATTCTGTTCGACTACAGGTGCACCAACGGTAAGAACCTTTAGCTTCTGTGAAGAATTGCCAACCTTAACTTGGATATAATCGCCTTCATTGATCTTATCGGCAACTGCGGCAGCATCGGCAGCAATAGTACCAGAATCTTCTGCTGTGAAGTTGAATGTTGTATTTGCTATTGGATCATAAATTGGAACGTTTACGTTTGAACCATCAAGAGTGATAGTAGCAATTGAGGAACCAACAGGCAGAAAGAATCCAGTATTTGGACCACTGAATGCAGCATTTGCAGTAACGGTAACTGCGGTATTTCCTGTTCCATATGTGTATGAAACATAGAACTTAGTTTCATCAATAATAACGTTTGATGAAAACTGTTCTGCGCTTTCACAGACAGATACCTTAAGTGAGTTACCAATTTCGCCGGGGAAACGAGCAACATATGCAAGATCGCTAGCAGCTAGGGTAGCTTCCTTAGTTGCAAAGTCATCTGCATTTAGTACTGTAAGTGTCGCTGAAGCAGAGCTTGCATTTGCGGTCTCACCACCTACGGCTGCGAACTGTGATGCAGTATTAGCAGCACGAGTTACGTATAGTGCATTTGAGTATGATAGAAAGTTTGCTGCTGTGAAAAAGGTCTCAGGGTTAAGGTTTGTTGGCTTCCCGAACTGCTTAACAAGATCGTTCTCGGAAGTTACCAAAGCTGGCTTATTAACTGGACCCCAACGGAATACACCAGCAAATGCGCCAACAGTAGTAGCTACGGCAGGTGTTACCGTAGTAAGATCGATTTCTGAGAAATTTACACCGGCACTTAGTTGATTACCACCGCCACCGGTTCCAAAATTCTGAACGGCCATTTAGCTCTTCTCCTTTAAAGGGGTTAATTATGTTGTTTTACATGTCATATTTATAAAAACAGGAATTAGAAGAACATGAACTCTTTGGATGGATTCTCAGTAAGATCAATCACATCCTGATATTCAGTGAATACTTCCTGACCATCATCCAAGAAAAATGAATCTAATTGACTTTCCAATTCCTCTTCTGTTTTGTCTCTAAGCTTCATCAGCGTATTAATATCAGTTAGGTCTCTGAAATATTGCTGATCACTCATCCATCCGAAGAGAACAAGGCCCATAACTAGATCGTCTGTACAACCCGGCTCTGCTTCATATGACACGCCCTTCTTTGAAAAACGAGAAAGTTCAAAGATAGTATCGTTATCGTTAATAATTAATTGTCTTTGCTCAACAAGTAGTTTGAGCATTGAACAGCCAACAGACTTGACAGTTTTTGTTGTTCTGATACCTCTGTCTGTTCCACCAGACTTATTGAATCCTGTGGAAATTCTCTTACCTCTGGCACCAGCATGTTCTGTATATACGATGCCTTCGTATTCATAATCAAAGTGTAATGAGTCGGCAACCTGTGCACCGATATCATTAATTTCTACTAGCACAGTAGCGTTATTGAAGGCTTTGGCTGTCCTGAATATGACACCAGCATAATCAAGCGGGGTTATCATATTGCTACGGAAAGTGCAAACCTGTTGATACGGCATTTTGGTAACATCGATCAATTGGAATGCAGAGTAGTCTAGTCCTTTTCCTCTTGACACATCGCACACAATAACGTATTGGTGTCCTGCAATCTTATCTTCGTAGATATTTAGACCATCACCAGAATGAATTGGAGTCTTGGCAACCAATGTTTTCAGCACAGCACCAGAAATAAGGGTACCGGATGAACCAAGCCAAGCACATTCGAATTCCTGTGCAAACTTTTCTAGGTCGAAGTTCATAGCAGATAGGGTTTCGTGTCTCCACTTTTCATCACGGCCCGGTACACGCTGCCAAGGAACTTCAATGTATTCGTAACCATTGTACTCTTTGCTGTCTCTGTCGGCTTGTGCGCCCATACAGATACCGTAGAAGTGGTTCAATCCGTTTGGTGTTGAAGTGAATAGAATCTTGGTTGTCTGACCAGAAGAAATGGTAGGGAAAACGGATGCAAAGAATTCTTCCCATCCTTCAACGAATGCAGCTTCGTCAATGTATAGTAGTGAAATAGAACGACCACGAATAGCAGAAGATGATGTAGCAGCCGCAAGGACTTTACAACCGTTCTCTAATTCGATATTACCCTTGTTCCATTCCACAACGCCCTGTTGTAGCCAATCAGGAAGAGATTCGTATGATAGCTTCACACGCTCTAGAATTTCACGAGCAGCGTCACCCTTGTTAGCAAGTAGTGCGACTTCCTTGTGGTTATTAAAAAGAATGTAGTGAAGAATAATTGCTGCCGCTGTGGTAGTCTTACCTGCCTGACGGGAAGTACATACGGCGACTCGTCTTGACGTAGTGATCCTGTTTATGATATCTTTCTGGTAATCATAGAGCCTGATAGGAATTAGACCATGGTCAACGTGAACAATCTGAATATACTTTTCGGCAAAGTAAATTGGGTCTTGTGCACATTTTAACCATTCTTGTACCTGTTCAGGAGTCCAAGCAATTTTCTTTCGTGCTTTTTTGAGTAGCGGATTACCGTTGTAACCCTTATCCTGCATTTGCATGATTATTCGCTCTTGTTTTTCATGTCCTCAAGCATCTGCTGCAATTCGGCTGTGGAGCCGACGAATAGATTGTTGGTAACATTTTGTTGTTCTTGCGCTGGTTTATTTACAATGCGCTTCTTTTTGATTTGCAATTCAGCCAATCCCATGCTAATGTCAGCCATGGTTTTGATAGCAGAATTTAATACTTCGTATGCCTTAGGGTGCTGTGATTGCTGTGCGATATTGACCATATCTTGAACAGCTTGTTTGCTCATTTCTAAAGCATTGTACAAGCCTTCTCGTGCCTGATCTACATCTTCCTCGCCCTGTTCTTCGCCTAGAGCAGGAAGGTTATCTTTCTCTTCATAAATCGCAGGTACTGTTCTCAGTCCTAATGCGTCATCTATTTGTTTTGTCATAGTCCGTCTATAATGTCTATAATGAATCCATAGTCACTGTTTGCGTAGATTTGGTCTGGTGAGACAGATAGTGGTGGAGCAATGACCGTATCGATGACTGTTCCTGTAGCACCTGTATCCGAACCAATCACGATATCACCGTTTGCAATTTGACCATGAATGTTTCTCGTAGAGAATGAAGTCGAATTACTTGCGGCAACATATGCATAATTATCAGCGTCAACGTATACTTTTTCTGTAATATCAAAAGTACCAGTAGTATTTGCTAATGTATATGTATACAAATGAACACTTGCAGAAGTTGCCATGCCATTTGCGAACATACCCGGAACAATGTGAACCACACTAGCAGGGTCTGTATTGTTTGGATTAGCATCCCACACAGAAATGTTGGCTGGTGGATATGTAAGATTTAGTGTGATATCCTTAATAATACCATTTGAAGTGCTGTAGGTAGGACCAAAGAAATATGCCTTCATCGTGAACTTTAGTGTCCAGATGATCGCTCTTCTATTAATGAAGTCACCTTCATAGGTATCCTCTTGATCTACCGTTTCAAGTGTGATAGGAATGTCGTGCTTTTGATTAAGATCAGTATTAAGATTTAGTGTCGCCGTCCATGTAGGATTGAAAAACGGAAGGATTTGCTCGACAATATACGTACCGTCTTCCACGTTTTTCGTCATAATTGACAACGTGAATTCGATGTTGTATGGAACGGGCTGATACTGGTATTTCACACCATTTGGATTATTAGGATCAATGACAGTGACTCTATTAAAAGTTGGTAACTTTCTTGTAGGATCGTAATACATGTTGGTCATTTCAAATGTCATTCTTGGTAGCTGAATGGCAATTGGTCTATTCAAACCGGGGTTGCCTTCAAGACGAGCAAGAAACTTTTCACGAGGACCATAGTTCAATGGCACCTTCATGTTCTGAATCTGTGTACCAGTATTGTCGTATCTCTTTAACCAAATGTTATTAAAAAGAGTGCCGAAATAAATGACGTACTTACGCAGCGTACCATGTCCAAATGTAGTACCGAACATTAAACGTTTCCTTCACTGAAAGGATCGATGGTAGACCAGTCAACGATATCCTCGCCATCTTCCTGAAATTCTTGGTTTGTAGCAAATACATCAGACATTGCTTCTTCAAACGCATTATTAGAATACACGTTTGATACAGAAAATCTTTCTTCAATGGCATCGATTTCATCAACACCAGTTTCGAATCTTTCGTTTGAGTATTCCCACACTTCGCAAACAACATCCCAAACCTGCAAGGAACCCATCTGATAGAAGAATGCAGAGTTGTTTACGTATTTAATGACAAAGATACGCTTCATCATTGTAGAGTAAACAAGGTCGCCTTCTCTTGGTCTCTGAATATCAGGACGCTGAGCGGCAATCTCATTACCGAATACTCTTCTGGATACGGTAAAAGTAATCTGGTCGCGGATTTCTAGATTAAATTTGGATAGGAATGTGCCGTCACCTTCGTATGAGTCATAGGACTTGACGTACATGTCAAATTCATATGCTGAGCGATATGTTGATAGGGTATCTTCGCCGTAGATATCATCCTTCTTCACAAGCTCTCGTGGAAGGTAATATACACTATGACCATAAATGGCAAGCGTTTCTACCACCAAATCATCGATAAGGCTTTGCTCTGCATAATTGTTGAAGGTGTCAAAATATAAATTTGGCATTATTTCGGTTCTCTATACATTGTTTCTCTTGTGGAGAAGTCTTTGTTTTTGCCTTTGTTTTCTACGTAACCATGACTCTTGTAAAACTTTACCAATCTAGATTTTGTCCCGCCAAAATCAGATGAAGGTGTCAATACTACCTTTAATTTATGTTTATCGGCATGAGCATTTATAGCTTTCATTGATTGTGAGCCAATACCCTGATTTCTTTTTTCTTTAGGAACGACAATCTTTGAAACAGTTAATGTGTTTTTATTCTGATAAACACTATGATCAACGCCAATATTGTCTAAAGACTTTCTTAGCGATTCTACATTTTCAGATATAAATTGCTCAAGTGTTTTCATTAGCCTATCATATCCGATACTGGCAAGCTGTAGCTGGAAATCATTTCTGCTTCCATCTTTTCGATTTCATTCATAGCATCGTTCAAAATCTTTTCACCATTGAACTCGACACCACCCGGTAGTTTCATGCCTGTAAACTTGGTTAGGTTAGTACCCCATTGATATTTGATCTTGGCTGTGGTATAATTTTGTAGCCAACGGTCACTCCATACGTCTGTCCAGACTTCAGGGTCAACAACTTCGTATGCTTCGACTACAAGGTATTCCAGATCGTTTGTCTTTGTGGTCCATTCCATATCGACATAGAGACGGTTTCTGTGTCGATTGTAGCGGATTGGCTGTTGACCAACTAGAAGTTCTGAGACAAGAGCAAGGTGTTCCATGGTCATGTAATATGGTACCATTGAAACGCTTGTCAGTGTGTAAAGATCGTTAAGAGCAATCTGGTAGCGAATGTTAAATAGGTCATCGGAACGAACAATAGGATCGGCAATAGGAAATACTCTCACCGCACCAATTACGTTCTCTGGTAGAGTGATATACTTGTTGATTTTATCTTCTGGCTGAATTGCATGTTTATAATAAATTTTATCAGAACCGTCAAAGTGATAATCCCAATAATAGCGCAAAGCTTCATCAATACGATCCTCAACCTGATCGTCATCAACGTTGATTTCGATAACAGGTTTGCCTAGCTTACGCAAGCAATATTCTTTGAATTCGTTTCTACTTGTTGGTACTGCCATTATTCCGTCCTATATACTATAGCGATCTATTTATTTATAAAAGGTGATTATGATGAAAGTTTGTATCATTGGCGATATTATTATTGACAACTACATTTATGGTACCGCAGAAAGGTTGTCGCCAGAGGCACCAATCCCCATTGTAAAGTGTCAGTCAGCTACAGAAAAGTTGGGCGGCGCTGGTAATCTATACGAAAATCTATTGTCCCTTGGTGTTGACGTTGACTTGCTTGATTTAAGTGAGCCACGATGTGTCAAGACACGTGTATTCTGTGACGGGCATTATGTTACCAGAATTGATGAAGACGAAATGACGGATGGTAGCAAGGTATTGGATACCATTCGTGAGCTAGATTTTTCTGACTATGAGTATGTTATTCTCAGCGATTACGGTAAGGGTGTTCTCGAATACTCAGCATCTATTATCGAACACGTAAATCAATTTGGCTGTAAGGTAATTGTTGATCCTAAGAACCACTATTGGTTCTATGAAGGCGCATGGCTGGTTAAGCCAAACAGCGCAGAATTTACCAAGTATGAGTTTGACTCTTGGCAGGGCAATATTATCGTAACCGATTCTTCTAATGCTGTCACTGCCGATATCGATGGCAAGTTCTATCAGTCCTTTGTTGATAAGGTTGAAGTCAGCGATGTTACAGGAGCAGGAGATAGCTTCCTTGCTGCATTCGTATATGGCCTTACCATGGAATATGATTATCAGAAATGTCTTGACATTGCAACTAAGGCGGCTACACATTCTGTCAAACATATTGGTACGTATACGCTAAAGCCGACTGATGTAGAGGAAATTGTTGTTTTCACAAATGGCTGCTTTGATATCCTTCATAGAGGCCATATAGAGTACCTAGAAGCGTCAAAGGCACTAGGGACTAGGCTGGTGATAGGATTGAACTCTGATGCTTCTGTAAAGCGTCTCAAGGGCGATTCTAGACCCATCCATACACAAGAGGACCGTAAGAAATCTTTGGAAGCTTTGTCCTGTGTCGATGAAGTCATAATTTTTGATGATGATACACCATATGATTTGATCAAGAGTCTCAGACCAAACATCATCACCAAAGGCGGCGACTACACAAAAGATAATGTTGTAGGAAATGATCTTGCACAGGTTGTCATTTTGCCGTATAAGGAAGGTTATTCCACTACGGAAATCTTGGAGAAATTATGACTAGACTAACTGGATATGTAGAAAAGGGTTGGGGCCATGAATTGATATGGGCAACCAACGACAAGTATTGTGGTAAGCTGATGCACTTTAAAAAGGGTGCAAAGTTCTCTATGCATTTTCATGCAGAGAAGGATGAGACATGGTATGTCCAGAGCGGTGTGTTTATTGTAGAGACAATCGACACCAAGGACGCAAGTGTCCGCAAGATGACTCTGTTTGAAGGGAATGTACATCACAATCCGCCTCTTGTTCCACACAGACTCATCTGTGTCGAGGAAGGCACCATCATTGAAGTTTCTACACCAGACAGCGTAGAAGACAACTATCGTGTAATGCCGGGAGATTCACAGAAATGATCGTGGTTACAGGATGCGAAGGATTCATTGGGAAGAACCTGATGAATTGTTTTGACAACGTGATGGGATTTGATATCACAGATTTTAATACTGTGTTTGACATTAATCCTAAGCTTATCGATAGAGTTTATCACATGGGAGCACTGTCTTCCACCACAGAAACCGACTTCAATAAGATACATTATTATAATGTGGACTATTCAATTCGCCTGTTTGAATGGTGCATTGAGCACGGCATTCCTGTGTCTTATGCCTCTTCTGCTTCTGTGTATGGAAACACCAACAATCACACAATCAATCCTCTTAACTACTATGCTTTGTCAAAGGCAACCGTAGACATGTGGGTAAAGATTAATAGGGACAGGTTTTCCAACATTCGTGGATATCGTTTCTATAACGTATATGGTCAGGGCGAAGAGCATAAGGGAAATCAGGCTTCTCCCGTTCAACAATTCACCAAGCAAGCTTTGGAAACTGGTAAGATTAAAATTTTCGATAAATCAGGAAACGGTACTCGTGATTTTATCTGGGTTGGTGACGTATGCCGCATCATGATAAATGATGATAGAGAATCTGGTATCTATGATGTTGGTACAGGGAATCCCATATCGTTCTCAGATGTTGCTAAGCTGGTTGCAGACAAGTATGGCGCAAGCATCGAAGTAATACCATTCCCAGATCATCTTAAGAATAAGTATCAGTTCTATACTTGCGCCAAGTATGAGCACGTTGATGAAACTTGTATTAGTGTAGAAGATTACCTATTAAGGCTCAACGATTAACTTATAGCAATGAATTAGCTTGTGGTCAAATCGTTTGAATAGCCATGGGCGATAAAAGATAGCATCGTTTTCACGTAGATTGACATGCGTTTCCAGAACCCATTCCTCTGGATTGTTGTAGTCGAACTCGTCAAGCGGTGCTTCTTTTAGTGTGTTCTTTGCACCAGAAATGTGGCTGAATATTTGGAACGTAGTGTCTTCCAAAGCAATTGCAAGTCGCCAATCATAAATGTTATCATAATATTCAAAGTGCACACAATCCCAAGGTCGGCGGAATGTTCCTGAGGCTTCCTTATCAAGCTTGACATACTCACCAATCATTTCACCAAACAACATATCAACGTCTGGCCATATCATATTGAACTTCGGAATTTCAAGACCGTAGTCCATTGGTTCGTATTTTAATTCACCGACGATATGTTTATACTTGTGTGCGTCATCCTCATGAAAGAAGTCTCTTGCATGAATGAAATTCAAAACACTTTTATTAACAGTAAAATTACTTTTGGACTTTCCCATTACTCGTACAACTTTCTATTGATAATGTTTGATAGCTCACGAATTTGATCATCGGTAAACGTCATGATACCGTCATTACTGCGATCAGCAAACTCACAATCAATACCAGAAATGCGAATAGGACTGTAGACAGGTGTCTTTCCATTGCGATAAATGGTGAAATAATCTGGGTAAGAAACATTGACTTCATCAGTTGAACCCATTATAACCACACCCGGTTTGTTGGTAGCGCGGGCCATATGCTGTCCTACGCTATCACATCCGACGAACAAATCACACTGTTCGATAAGTGACAGATACATTCTAAGGTCTGCACCCGGAGTGTTGCCGGGATTCTGTGAAATGCTATCCGCAGGATGGAAGAACTGAGAGTCACCGAAATAAATGATCATCGCATCTTTATTGGTGCGAGTGATTTCTGTGACTAGCTTACCATAATCATCTACGTCTAGGCTTCTGTGACTCGAATCATATGGTCTGCCATTTAGCATTGACATGCCACTACCATATGGTTGAACTACGATAATCTTTGACTTCTTTAGCTCTTGTTTTTTTTGTTCCAACAGCCACTTTGCTGTGTTCTTTTCAAGAGAAGACGTATACAGAACAGGAGCAGTCAGGTCGCTGTGATCGTGTGTCTTGTTGATTTCAACGTCAAACGCTTCGGCCAAAGACAACTCTTGATTATAATAACAATAGAGAAGGTTCTATCCTGAAGAAGTGGGTGGCTCCAAAATAGGCTTTCCCATCCATAAACAAGAACTTTAAAATCATCATCTGGATTGAGGCGGGCAAACTTTTCCAGCGCAGGAACAGCAGCGATAACACGGCCAGCGCCGCCAGTGATGATGAATGTGGTATTAGATTTCGTCATATTTTATTCCAACCCATACTGTGTTCAATGCTTTCGCACATTTATTTAATTTTTCATATGTTTCATACGGCACGTTAGGCCAAAGCTCAACTACTTTAAGATATTGACTACCGTCTTCTGCATCGGCCACACTTACCATGATGCCGCACTTGTCAGGACGCATATCTTCGTCTAATATTCCCTGAGACCACGCACATTGATATTTGCGACATACATTTGGTCTCTCATTATATATCGTGCATTTATTGTCAACCAAAAAGTAGCATGGTCTTCTGCCTTGTGCGAGATTACCATGGACATTGACAGCAAGGATGCCTTGACAGCACCCCGTACAGTCTCCACATGGTCTAAATTCAGTTGGCGTATTCATCCCACCACTTTCTCCACTTGATGAAAGGATCAAGCTGACGATCAAACTGCATATGCAGTGCTAGGCTAGGAACAGGATTAAAACGAATTGCTCTATTGGCTCTCCAAATATTCCAGATTGTATTGTCTTCCCATACACGAATTTCACCCGGCTCTTCCTTGCGGAGATAATTGCCGTCATAATTCTTGGCAAGGGTTTCAAAAAGAATCCAGTTTGCTTTGAACAATTCTGGGGTTGTCATCATGACATTTGTGGTGTAAATACCGGACCTCCAATGACGCTCTGTGCCGTGGACAAGCCAGCACATAGCCTCTGGTGGATCATACTCTTCTGGTGTGTCGAATGGGTATAGAACGATATCGCTTCTATCAAGTTTTTGTTCAAACAGATAAAAACTATCGATCATTTCACGAATAGCAGAAGTCTGATGTAGGTAATCATCTTCTACTGAATACACTAAATCTGCCTTTGAGTCTCTACACATTTGGAATTGAACAAGTGCAGAATGGCGGTATCCTTTTTCTTCAAGATGAATAAGCTCTGCGTTCATGTCCTTGATTTCTTCCTTGAGAAAGTTAATCAGGTCATCGGAGCTATGATCATCAAGAATAGTGAGACGAACATTGTGTGCACGTACATCTTTAATTGAATTCTTTAGGGACTTGAAGCATCCCTTAATTAATGTATTTTTATCCATATCACAGTAGCGAACACGCCAATCATTATGGACGTTTCCACCATCATGTGTTCTCAAAATAATGTGGATATCTTTGATAAGGTCGTTCATATTAAGCCTCAATAATTCTACCATTTAATACCAAAGCATCTACTCTGGCAGTTTCTAAAAATTTCAATGCGTCTTCTTCAGTTTCCAGAATAGGTTCGCCGTTACCGTTCAAGCTGGTGTTGATCAGAACAGGAACCCCGGTCAAATTATAGAATGCCTTCACAAGTCTATAATATGGCGGATTGTGTTCTTCATTGATAGTCTGGTGTCTTGCAGTGCCGTCTACGTGTGTTGCGGCTGGTATTTCCTTTGGCTGCAATACAGGACACGTATAGAGCATATAGGGACTAGGACCATCAAAGTCAAACCAGTTATGCGCTTCTTCCTCTAAGACCACAGGAGCGAATGGGCGGAACCATTCACGGTTCTTAACAACATGGTTAAGCTTTTCTCTGGTGTGATATGAGCGAGGATCAGCAAGGATGCTGCGATTGCCTAGAGCACGTGGTCCATATTCGCTGGCACCCATGAACCATGCAATCACCTTGCCATCGGCAATCATCTTTGCTATCTTGTCATAGTCTGGTTCAAAGTAATCGTACTTCTTTCCAGTGTAGCAAATCTCGCTGCTCTTATATGTATAACGTGGCTCATCAAACAAATTGTGTGCGACATAGAGTGCAGCACCAACGGCATTTCCATCATCCCCACAAGCAGGGAAGTGATGAATGTTTTTGAATGATGTGCTCTTTTTGATTCTGTAGTTCGTATTGCAGTTTAAGAGCGAACCACCAGATAGGCAAAGGTTTGGTGAGATGTGTTGAATTGCCTTGGTGACTTCTGTGATGCTCATTTCAAGCAGCAACTGAATAGTGGCAGCAAGGTCCGCAGCTTCCTTAAAAGAAAGTTCATGTGGATGCTTGTTGCTCAGCTTGCCCCACATGTTACCCCAGAATTGACGATAAGTAAGTTCTGTCTGAATAGGGTCTTCATCGATTGGCATAGGATAGAACATATCTTGTAGATATTGATTTATGTTCATAATGACTTCTGGTAGCGGTGTGCCATATGCAGCAAGGCCCATGGTTGTACCTGCCTTGGCATACGCTGGAATGAAGCCAAGGCATTCTGTAAACACGGCATAGCCAATCCCAGAAATAAGTTTAGGACAATCGATAATTTCTAGCTTGGTTCCTTCGCCCTTAAAGATCAGACTATTGTCAACTATACCGCCGAATGATGAGTCAACGCTTAGACACACTGCTTCGTCAAAGTTACTAGTATAGTATGCAGAGGCGGCATGACAGACATGATGCGGCAATACATGAACGTCAAATATTCTGCCTCTGATTCTTCCACGCATGACAAAACGATTGATGCCCATCTTATAGCTGGTAACATCAATCTCATTATCGTCTGGATCATAGAGACGCAAAGTGTTATGATTATATTCTTCCTTGTAGTCTGTCAAGGCGATGCAATCAATCTCATCAAGTGTGATTCCGGCCTCAGAAAGAACGTAATCAATAACTTCGTCTGTCACTCCAAACTGTTTCTTTACACGAGTAATTCTTTCAGAAGAAATTGCAGTGACAAGCTTACCATCTTTCACGATAGCAGCGGCACCATCATGACTAAAATTCAATCCAAGAACGATCATTTCCAAACTTCCATATTAGAGTAGGCATTCACCAAGTCAGGCGGCAACACCATATTGTTTATTTTATATTCTACCATAGATGTGGTAGTGCAGTCAACTTCTTTATCAAGTTCATCCCAATCCATCTTGACATTCTTGAAGTCATGTGTATAATAGGTATGTCCTGTAAAATTGTATATTGCTTTCATCATTCCTTCAGGGTTTGCACGAAGAACATCATAGTCCACAAACATAAACATGTCTCTATCAGGACCAGAGATAGCTTGCTTGATACCATTGTATGCATGACCTACCATACCGTTCATTAGATCATTGGCACGAGAATATACATCACCAGATGCACCATGATTTCTTCTGTATGCTAGCTCAAAACTATTCAGAACATCAGTAATATTTCTTACACAAATGAGCATCTTTGTTTTTGGAAACGTTTCTTTTAACGAATATGTGAGGAATGACCAAGATATATTCGTATTGAATACAGTCGGCTTTTTGATATGCTCATAGTGACCATCAAATAAATGACGCAATGTGTTCTGTCTCTGAAATAAAGGCGTATCCTGATTCAGGACAAAAGAAGTCATGTTGGCAAGATGATCAGTTTCATTAGCGTGAAACTTTGGATTTTGGTTAAGAATGCTTGATAGCAATGTACTACCTGATCTTGGCAGACCAGTAATCAAATGATATTCTTTCATATCAAACCTTCAATAATCTTTCTCGCTTCAGCAAGTGGCTCAGCCCATGACCTTACCTTTGTTTGCTTGCACACATAGAAGTTTTCACCATACCATGGAGTTGAATTGTCTGTTCTTGTGCTATTCCATACGTAGTACTGTAGGATAGGCGGAAGAACGATTGTGGTAACGCCCATGGCCCCAGCCGCATGTACGAGTGAAGTACATGAGCTTAGAACAATATCCATTTGACTTAAATAGTCAAGAGTATCGTCCCAACTATTTATTTGGTCCTTCAGGCTATTGACACGGTAGTCTTCTTTGTCTATATCAAAGTAATAGATATCCGCATTCAATCCTTGAAGGCATTCGAGCATTTCATCCATAGGAATGGAACGATAAACATCTTGACCAAAGTATTTGTTGCCGTTGCATTTGATGCCGATCTTAGGTCTTTTCGATTTTAATTTGTTCTTGCCGATAGGTTTAATGTAAGGCCCATACCATAAATCCTTTTCTCTTACGTTAAGATCAATAGGAAGGTCCATGAGGAATGTCCACACTGAGTCATGGTCAATCTCAAGTGGATTTGTTATGACTTCAAAACCATTTCTTCTGAATACGGCAGCAAGATCATCACGCTCCAATATTGAGAATAGAATTGGAATCATGCCTTCTCTACGAAGATGTTCAAAGAATCTAATATTAATGAATTCATCACCAATACCGCCGCCAGCATAGACGTATATTTTCTTGCCCTTTATTGGTACTCTATTCCAGCGGGGGATGTTAAGAAGGCTAAATGTAGTGACTTTATTATAGTCTGCTTCTTCTTTATAGAGATAGTATTCAATACCAAGACCAACATTACCGACTCGCATATTACGATCAGTGTATGTAATACGAAGCCCTTCACGTTGTTCTGGTGTGATGAAATCGCTATTATGTAATTTATCTATTAATTCTTCTGACTCTTTGACTTGACCGTTAAGTTTTAGTGCAGCGGCATACTGAACAATCTGATCAAAATCATATGGATTTATTTCCAAATTTAATTCAGTATATGCCAGTGCCTTTTCTGGATAGTTCATCGCGTAATATGCTTTGGCAAGATTTACCCTTGCCACAAAAAGTTCTTCATTGGTCTTTGCTAATGCGTATGAGTCTTCAGCACACTTGACGATAAGGCCAGTGTGGTTTGTCTTTAATGCAAGCATACCAATAACGTCAAAGTCTTCTAGGGTCTTTGCTTTGGTATAATAGAAGTCGAGAATTTTAAACGCAATCTCGTGCTGTTCTTTCTTGACAAGATCAAGAACAGTATCTACTATATGATATAGTTCACTCATCCTTAATCACCATTAACTTGATATAGACTTCATCGATAATATTGTTGTGTTGTTCGATATACTCTTCAGCTTCTTCCTTTGGAATCTGCTCGAATCTTTCTCTGTATTTTTCTACAGGACGATAGTTATAACTAACAACTTCAAAGTCTACTTCAAGGTAATGGGCGAGTCTGGTGCAATGTACGTTTTGACGCTTGGCAAGATCACAGTACTTCATACCAAGCATCTTCATACCGTCAACCGTAATAGGTCTTCTATGTGTAGGATCGCTGAAGAAATCGTCATGTCTGTGATGAGGAACATGTACGTGAACGATTGCCTTGTCACGGCAAATACGGTATAACTCCTTTAGACAGTGAAAGTATCCTTCTCCCAAATGCTCAAGCACGTGAGAGGCAATGACAATATCTACACTGCTATCTTCAAATGGGAATGTGTCGGTTTCCAGATTGAAAGTATAATCTGGCTTTGTCTTGGGATCATAGTCGCATGTAACAAATCCGTCAATACGCTGATCACCAGCGCCAATAATAATTTTCATAGGTGACTCCATAATAACTATGTGTCACCTATTTATATCATGAATTGGGGAAACCGTTCAACCCTACAGTGAACAATCCTGTAATCGATGCTGAAACGTCTGCCCATCTAGTAGAACAACTGATTCTACATGGGCATACAATATTTAGGTTAGTTACTGCACAATTTAGTTGTGTGGAGTTGTTGCCCCATCCCCATAGTGAACCATCTTTTTTGATGGCCATTCCATAATTGCTTATGCCTGTTGGCGAGTTTCCACCCGCAGAAACCTTACACCATTCTGTTGATTTTAGAACTTCTTGTACAGGTGACGAGACTGATGTAATACCGGAATTACCAAGAGCATAACAAACTCCATTGCCCCAGCCCCACATTGTACCGTCTTTTTTCAGCGCAATTGTAAATGCGGGGGTGGAAGAAACATCACACCAGTTTGTTGATGAGCTAATTTCTCTTACTGGTGAAGATTTTGCAATGACAGAGTTATCACCAAGTTGTCCACAAGTATTCTGTCCCCATGACCACAATGAACCGTCTGTTTTAATTCCGACTGATGCACTTATTTTGCACCAATTACTGGATAATGAAGCTTCTCTTACTGGTGAAGACTTTGATAATGCTGTACCATCGCCTAATCTTCCAGTAGTTCCGTTACCCCATGACCATAGTGATCCATCTACCTTTAATGCTGTTGCGTGTGTTTCTCCTGAAGCTATTGCACACCAGCTATTACCAAAGGTCACTTCACGAGTCGGGGAAGACCTGCTTGAAACAGTACCGTCACCAAGTTGTCCTGATGAATTTAGTCCCCATCCCCATAGAGAATTGTCTTTTTTTAGAGCAAGTGTAAAGTCTGTTCCCGCAGATACTTGACACCAATTGTTCGAAGAACTGGCCTCTCTCACTGGACTATTGTATGCTGCAAGAGCAGTATTTACGCCAAGAGAACCACTTGTGTTGGTGCCCCAACTCCATAAAGTACCATCAGACTTCACAGCAGTCACATGTGTCACACCAGCAGATATATGCCACCATTTATTATCACACGTTACTTCAGTATCTACTATTAGCTGATTTGTGTTTGTTCCTGTTCCCAATTGACCAGAAGAGTTAACACCCCACGCATACAGTCTTGCGCCGAGTTTGTCAAGCTTTCTACCGTCGATACCTTCCCAAGAAACACCAGTGTAAATTACATAATTTTTAATTTCATCAACATAGTACAAAATGCCTTCAGTGATAAAGGTTGTTTGTGGATTTGGTAATTCTGCAAGAGTATCAACATAGTATGCTCTGTTTTGTGTAGTTGCTTTAATTTGCGCCGCCAAGACAGGGATAGTACCAGCTTGGTCGCTGTATGCTAGTCGATCTACGCAAACTTGCAATTCATCAGTAGTTGGCATGTCTAATCCTTAAAATGTTCTAATTTTTCTAGCAAGAGTGAACGCACAACCAGCAGATACGCTTACCCAATTTGATGCAGAAGTGGACTCTCTCACTGGTGAGCTTTTGGCGTTAACAGTTCCATCGCCAAGCTGGCCGCAGAAATTATTGCCCCATGTCCATAGTGATCCATCTGTTTTGATTGCGGCAACAAAACAATTTCCTGTACTGACTTGACACCAGTTGGTTGATGAGCTAATCTCTCTTACAGGAGAAGATTTTGAAATAATAGTATTGATTCCAAGCTGTCCACAGGCATTGTCTCCCCATGTCCATAGTGATCCATCTGTTTTAAGCGCAGCAACAACCCTACACTTACTAGAAACAGCACACCAATTACTAGAAGAAGACGCTTCTCTTACTGGCGACGATTTGTTGACGACTGTATTATCACCAAGCTGTCCACAACCATTCCATCCCCATACCCATAGTGAGCCATCCGTTTTAATAGCATATCCTGTGCCTTGTCCAGCAGCCAAGGCACACCAGTTGGTTGACAAACTCGATTCTTGCACAGGAGAAGATTTTGATATAGTTGTATTGTCGCCAAGATGACCAACACTGTTTGCTCCCCAACTATACAATTTGTTGTCTGTAGTTATACCCATACTATGTTCATAACCAGCAGCTATGTCTTTCCATAATAGACCGCCAATGACCTGTACTGGTAATGATCTAACAATAACTGTTCCATCACCCAAAAGACCTGTAGTATTGCAACCCCATGTCCATAAGGTTCCATCATTTTTTAATGCCATTGTGTGCTGGCATCCGTGGCTGGCTTTTACCCAATTGCAGCTATAAGTTTTTTCTTGGCATGGGCGATCACCAAACCCACCAAGAAAATTTAATGCCAACTGTCCGCAGATATTATTGCCCCAAGACCACAGTGTTCCGTTTTCTCTAATGAAGGAACCAAACAATTCACCAGCAGCTATGCTCTTTACGTCTTTATCTCTTGGTGGCTCTTGAATAGGAGTATATGACGTATATGCGCCACCAAGAGCATAACATCTATTGTCGCCCCAAGACCACATCTGTTTTTGTGTAGTATCGCTGAGAAGAATAATATTTGCCGAATATATCCCACCACCAGTTTCAGTATTGGTTACGTAGTATAATCTGCCCTCCTGAACAACATAATATAGTCTACCATTAGCGGCAGTAGAAATATCAGTATAGGTATTGACTGTTGTGATCGTGCCCATTCTGAGTTGTTCGATAGCTTTTGCATAATACAATGCTTCTTTCTGCGAAAAGGCACAGTTTTTCATTTTATATGATAAAACATCGATTATGTTTGCAACATTAATTGTATCTGTCATACACAGTAACCTTGAACTACTTTCTTAATAGCATGACCAGCGGTATAATATCCACGACCCATTGCCATAGTTATCCAATTGTTTGATTTGGTATATTCTTGTACAGGGGAAGAATATACAGTATAATGCTTTTGTCCTAACATAAGATTACCATACGCATTACATCCCCATCCCCATAGTGTACCATCTTGTTTTAATCCAAAAACACTAGATATACCACCAACTACCTTTGCCCAATTGTTAGAACTGGTAATTTCTCTCACTGGCGAACTGCGGTTAATTACATCGCCTGTTCCAAGAGTCCCGGCAGCGTTGCATCCCCATGACCATAGCGAACCATCTTTTTTAATAGCGTGTGCTGCGGTGCCATAACTGGATGCAACACTGGTCCAGTTAGTTGACAAACTCACTTCCTGTACAGGTGAAGATTTACTAACTATCGTATTGTCTCCAAGAAGACCACAAGCAGCAAACCCCCACGACCATAGGGTTCCATTTGTCTTGATAGCGTGAGTTACGATTCCACCAGCAGCAACGGCGCACCAGTTGTTTGAACTGGTGATTTCTCTGGTTGGTACGTATTTAATTACAATACTGTTGTCTCCAATTTCACCGCAAGTATTCTGCCCCCATCCCCATAGTGAACCATCTTTTTTAACTGCCATGACATGGCATCTACCAACGCTCACGGCGCACCAGTTGTTTGAACTGGTAAATTCTCTAGTGGGGGTACAGAAAGATATTCCACCACCATTATAATTGTTTCCTAAAGTTCCACCGGCTGCGGACCCCCATGTCCATAGAGAACCATCAATTTTGATGGCAGAACTGACACAACTGCCCGCAGAAATTGTACACCAGTCATTTGATTGTAGTGCTTCTCTACTCGGCCCATATTTTATATTGTTTGAGGTATTATCTCCAACTTGACCAGTAGTATTCCATCCCCATCCCCATAACGAACCATCTTTTTTTAGTGCTAACGAGTGATCCGCTCCACTAGAAATTTCTGTCCACTGATCTTCTGTATTGCCTATTCTTGTAAGTGTATTATGTGAGGTTCCCGGTGTCTGCCCAATGATTCCGCAGAGATTATTAGTGCCATTAACTCCATATAATATATATCCTTCTGTCCCTTTAGAATTTGTGTCAGACGACCAAGCAGTGCCTTTACTATAGTAGTATGCTTTAGTCGGACCATCACAATATGCCACAAGACCTGTGCAATCAGACGGCAAAGCACCGTCAATTTTTTTCACAGGAATATTCATTATGATATTATTTGCATTTTCAAGTTGACATGACTCTAAAGCAGATATGGACGTATTCGCCAATCTATCATTTATTTCTGATTTTATTGATCCTAAACTAATTGTCATTTTATTATCTACCCGGAATACACGTTGATGAGTTTATACCAACTATATTAATGCTACTGTTTTCATGCTGGGATAGTGATATGGTTTTCCATCCATTAAAATATCTTGTTATCCATAGACGACACGTTGCACTAAGACCACCCGTTAAAGAACAGAGTCCACCAGAGTTGCCGTAGAGCCACGCATTACTGGTAGTGTCTGTATCAAGTGCTTGAGCATAAAGTATGCCATCACAGGTTATTGCGTTTGTTGCAGCAAAACCAGCACTAACCATCTTCCATGTATTGAGATTGGTTGCTTCTCTTACGGGTGATGAAGACATAGTAACACTCGAAAAACATGCGTTTCCCCACATCCACAAAGAACCATCCGATTTAATTGCAACAGAATGGCAATAACCGGCACTTACTTGGCACCATGTATTATCATTTGTGGTCTCTCTTACAGGGGTGCATCGATCTATAGCACTGTTGTCTCCAAGCTGACCACAAACATTCCATCCCCATCCCCATAGTGAACCATCTTTTTTAATTGCTAATGTGTGAAACCCGCCGACAGAAACTTGATACCAGTTAGAGCTTGATGTTGCTTCTCTTACTGGCACTCTTGCTACTATGGTGGTACCAGTACCCAACTTTCCACAAGCATTCCATCCCCAAGACCACAATGAACCATCGGTTTTGATCGCGGCTGTGCTACAGTTTCCTGCACTAACTTGACACCAGTTTGAGGATATAGTACCTTCTCTTGTAGGAGTGGTTTTACATACTGTTGTACCATCGCCAAGCTGACCACAAATATTTGATCCCCATGCCCATAGCGAACCATCCGTTTTAATTGCAGCAGTATGCCATGAACCAGCAGCGATTTGACACCAGTTTGTTGATGATGTTGCTTCTCTTACAGGAGAAGAATAACAAGTAAAATCATTAGTGCCTAATTGTCCGAAATTATTAATGCCCCATGTCCACAGAGAACCATCAGATTTTAGTCCTACGGTATGTTGATGACCAGCAGACGCCTGTGCCCAATTTGTGGAATTTGTCGCTTCTCTAGTATTAAATGGAACAATACCAGTGCAATTCACACCAGAAGAGCCACAAATATTACAACCCCAACCATAAAGCGCATCTACTTTACAAAACTGCATTTTTCTGCCGTCAAGCCCGATATACTCATTTCCGCTAACGGTAACTGGAATGCCCATATCATTGACATAAATTATTTGGCCATTTGCCAATGGTGTTGCAGAAAGAATAGGAAGAGTTGTCAATGCTGCGTTGGCAGTAAATTTAGTATTTGCTCTACAAGCACCGTAAGCCAGAACGCTAATGTCCTCATGTGATTCAGTCACAGGAGTAACGTTCTGGTCTTCTATAATAGTTTGAAATCTATTATCAATACTTGTCTTACTGACGTTTGACACTATCGTATATCCTTATTCAATAACAATCGCATCAAGTTCTTGAAGTGTAGTTGCAGAATCAATCTCATCAGATTTATCAGATTCCCAATCAAAACAACTTTGTACATATAATGCGCCAGCATTGACTGCAATGCCTAATTCTGTTTTATTTATAGTCAACCATCCTTCAGGGAATTTCCACTTGACAGTATCGCCATCATTCATTATAGCATACTTTTGAACAAAAATGTCACGCGATCCTCTATTGGTGTCTACTGTAACTTCGATACCTTGGATTGTTACCTTAGTGCCAGCGATTTCTTTTTCATATCTTTTTGCCGCTGTGAGTGCTTTAAGGTCTCCCTTGACGAATTCAATCTCTTTATCTTTTACGAGAAATGATGCTACTGCCTTATCGCCTGTCAAATCCCAGAAAGGACCATAAGTCATCTGAATCTTAGGATTAAATTCTGGTGGAGCAGATTCATCATATTCACAAATTCTTGTGTTTTCATCAATGACAAAAGGCATAGCACTTGGAATGCCAGAAGGAACGCTTGCCTGAATATTTTCTTTTGACAAGGCATAAACAAACATACCATAATCCCAATTGATCGGTCCAGTGATCACAGTATTGTTATGAATAAGAACGTACATTTAAATTGCTCCTAGTTAATCTCTAATTAGTCCGAGTGCGTGGGATGATCCGGCAGATGTTTCGCTCCATCCAAGTGAGCGTCTTGCTTCTTGACAAGGGGTTAATGTAATGGGAGATACACAATTTGATCCAGTTTGTCCTCTATTATTTTCGCCCCATCCCCACAGTGATTTATCTGTTCTTATCGCTGTAGTAAAACAATATCCGGCTGATACTGAGCACCAATTTGTGAATGAACATGCTTCTCTTACAGGAGAAGATTTACTTTGGTCTAAACCATACGAAAAGGTACCCAATTGCCCACAGCAGTTGTCGCCCCATGCCCACAACGAACCGTCTGTTTTAAGTGCAGCGAAGAACGCATATCCGCCGCTCACTTGACACCAGTTTGTTGATGAGCTAATCTCTCTTACAGGTGTTGACTTACTTACTACAGTTCCATCGCCAAGCTGACCACATCCATTCCATCCCCATGTCCAAAGTGATCCATCCGATTTAATAGCCGCAGTTGACCATTGTGATGTTCCTACATAGCACCATGCAGAAGAAGTTGATTCACGAACAGGAGAGGATTTATCTACAATTGTGTTGTCACCAAGTTGACCACAATTATTCAGACCCCATGTCCACAAAGAACCATCGGTTTTAATCGCGGCAGTATGATAGTACTGACTAACTCGACACCAATTTGTTGATGCAGAAATTTCTTGAACAGGAGAAGAACGATCCACAGTCGTACCATCGCCAAGCTGACCTCTTCCATTACATCCCCATGTCCACAGTGTGCCATCCGTTTTAATAGCCACAGCCGAATATGATCCAACAGCCACCCTTGACCAGTTGGTTGATGAGCTAATCTCTCTTACAGGAACCTGAGAATCATTATTGTTATTTGTTGCTAGAACCCCGCAAGAATTCTGTCCCCATGACCACAGTGTACCATCTGTTTTAATAGCAGCAGATGAATTTAATCCAGCATATACTGCATTCCAACGGGTGTTTGCTGTTGATTCTTGTGTTGGATACACTTTTTGTAGTTGACTGTTGTCACCAACTTGTCCATAGTCATTCCATCCCCATCCGTATATGATGTTTTGTGGAACAGCAGATGACGCAAATGAATTCCACACAGAACCATTAGACCAGTACATAGTCTTTTCTTGTTCTGCAAAATATAGTCTACCTTCGTTTGAAGAAGCGGCAGGTAATGATGCAACGTTTGATGATGTAAACACGATATTGGTATTCACATGAGCAATTGCTTTTGCGTCTATCAGAATTTCGAGACTTGTAGAGTTTGTGTTTGCTGTTTTGTTTCCAACCGCAAGCTCTAAATTGCTAACATTAATTGTCATGGCTGTCCAAAGAATCCTCTAGTTGTAACTGTTTTAAGACCAATCGTAACTGAACCTGCCGAGCTTACGCTAGACCAGTTATTTGACAAAGTAGATTCTCTTACTGGTGATGATCTATTTGTGATAGTGCCATCTCCAAGTTGACTGCAAGAATTGTCGCCCCATGCCCATAGTGACCCGTCTTTCTTTATGGCTTTGGTTCCTGATACAACACACCACGTAGTAGACGATGTTATTTCTTGAACGGGTGATGATCTATTTGCATCACTATTGTTTCCAATCTGCCCTTCCAAACCATATCCCCATGACCATAGGGTTCCATTTGTCTTAATTGCAGTCATTGTGTTTCCTACACCAGAAACACATTTCCAGTTCGAAGAAGAAGTGACTTCTCTAGTAGGAGTGCATTTATCAACAATAGTATTGTCGGCAAGCTGCCCATATAAGTTGCGTCCCCATGACCATAGTGAGCCGTCTGTCTTAATTGCAGAAATAGATGATCCACCATAGCTAAGTGCACACCAATTTGTTGATAGTGTTGATTCTTGTGTTGGTGTACATTTAGCAACTGTAGTTCCATCGCCAAGTTGCCCATATGTATTCTGACCCCACGACCACAATGTTCCGTCTGATTTTATAGCAGACACTGAGTCGATTGTTGCACCAGCACTAATCCAATTGGTGCTGCCAGTATACTCTTGAACGGGAGTACATTTTGTAGATGCAGTGCCGTCTCCTAATACACCATTGATACCAAAACCCCATGACCACAAGGTTCCGTCTGATTTAATACCTATGCCAGTAACACCGGTATTATATACTCTACACCAATTTGTTGATTGTGAGTATTCTTGTACTGGTGTATATCTGTTTACATAGCTACCATCCCCAAGCTGTCCGAAATCATTTCTTCCCCATCCCCATAGAGTGCCATCGCCTTTGATAGCATAGGTAGATTCCCCGCTAGTAGTTACAGAATACCAAGTATTGGCACCAGTGAATTCTTGCACAGGAACAGAATAGTAGCCACCGATATTCCCGTTTGTTCCTATTACACCGCAAACATTTGATCCAAAACCATAGACTTGGTTACTTACGAGTGTAGTATCAAAATTATTGGTCCATGTCAATCCATCGGAATAACGATAACCGCCGATATCACAGACATAGAACATTCTTCCTTTGTTTAAAGAAGCATCAGGAAGTGAGCTAACGTTTGCCACAGTTGCAGCACCACCATTATTGATAGCATCATAAACACCCAGAATCTGAGCAGTCTGGATTGGATTTGAAGTGGTAATAGTGGTATTCGCTAAACGAATAATATCTGCAACTGGAATCATCTTATAGTCCTAGTAGAGCGATTGTTCTAGCGTACTCGTCTTCGGCAATACCAGTTGAACCGGTGTAGCCAAAGCCAGCAGAACCAGTGTAGCCATTAGTACCAGCAGAACCAGTGTAACCGATAAGAGTAGTTGAAGTAATGCGCCATACACCGTATGCGGCATTATATGTCCAAGTGGTAGAACCACTGGTATATGTCTGTCCATCTACGGGTGATGGCGGAAAATCTAAAGCAGCCATTAGTTAAACCTCTTGAATAATATTCTTCTATTTATAATGATTAGGAAACATTACCGTCCATAACACACAGCGTTCCGCTAATGAAAAGAACAGTAGTTTTTCCTCTGGTCGCCAGTGTAACAGATGCTTTATCAGAATCGACACCTGCAATATATGCTGTTGTGATATTACATGTTATCGTCACATTGCCAGAAGTATTGTTGAAAATTGTGACGATATCACCATCAGTGAATGTGGCGTCTGGAATTACTATACTACCACCAGCACCTACGGTAATTAACTTACCAACATCGCTAGTTGCCAATTGATATGATGATGTTTTTTCAGAACCAGACAGCGGAATCTTTGGAATACCCTGAGAACCAGTATATCCACTAGGACCGGGTGAAGTTTCCTGTACCCACTGTGCTGTAGCATTGTCATCGATATAATAGATGTATCTTACACCGTCATCAGAATTATACCATGTGTCGCCATTTTCTGGGCTTGTAGGAGCCGTGTTGCTAATGAACGATCTACTACGAACACCAATAGAACCTGTATATCCCAATGGACCGGGTACTGTTGAAATGGAACCAGTGTATCCTCTTGGCCCCGGAGCAGATTCCTGTACCCACTGTGCCGTGGCATTTGCGTCAATGTAATAGATGTATCTTACACCATCGTCTGAATTGTACCATGTATCACCGGGTGAAGGGGTTGACGGCGCTGTATTACTAATGTAAGATGAACCACCAATCGATCCTGTATATCCGATAGAACCAGAGTAACCACGAGAACCAGAATATCCTTCAGCGGTAGAAGCGGAACCTGTATATCCTATTGCCCCGGCTGGACCTTCTGGACCCGGAGCAGATTCCTGTACCCATTGTGAAGAATCAAAGTCAACGTAATAAACATATCGAATACCGTCATCGGTATTGTACCATGTGTCTCCGTTAACAGGAAATAACGGTGCGGTATTACTAATGTATGTTAGACCCTTAGAGCCTGTGTAACCTAAAGAACCAGAGTATCCTGTAGGACCTGAGGAAATGACATTCCACACCCCATAAACGGCATCATACTGCCATTGAATATCATTCTGTGTAAAAATATCACCATCAATTGGAAATGGTGGAAAATTTAGTGTTGCCATTTATCTTCTCTTCAGTTTAATATATTTATAGCTTTGTAATGATAACTTGACCAGAGCCAGTTCTTACGCCTGTAGACATAGTTCCACTCGTGACACCGCCAATATAACCAGAGCCACCGCCGCCGCCTGAACCAAAGTTAGCGCCAGCAGATTGTGCGCCACCGCTACCACCACCATAGTACCCACCGCCACCACCGCCACCAGCCCCATAGGTATCAGTAGTAGTTCCACCAACACCTAGCGTACCGGGTTGACCAAAATAGTTACCATAACCAGCAATACCACCAGCAGTTTGTGTACCACCACCGCCTGTATACGCCAAGCCACTACCATTGGTACCGGACCAGCCGCCTGTACCAGTTTCACCGCCACCACCACCCGGATAAACGTCATATGATGCGTTATAGGCAGATGACCCCCCGCCGCCACCAGCGACAATAATTCGATTGGCTAGCGCAGTCCCCCCAACTCTAACATCTGAGGCACCGCCACCGGGACGGCCAAGACCTAAGGCATTACCGCCGCCGCCCCATCCACCAGAAACGTTGGAAAGGTTTTGACCAGCTTGACCAACAATGATATTGATCTTTTGCCCAGCTTCAAGTAGAATATTTCCTTTTGAATATCCGCCCAAGCCACCAGTATCATTACCTGTGCCACCCTGTGCACCATAGCACTCAATTTGATAAAGACCAGTTAAAGGACATGTCCAAGTTTGAATACCGGTTGTTGTCACATTAAAATAGTCGGTGTTATTTAACCATGGGTTTAATGTGGTATTATATGATGCGAGACATTGCGCTCTGGTTGGACCCGTTGGCCCGATCAGACCAGCCGAAGTGAACGTAAATGAAGTAAAACTATAAAGAGCGTATGTGAAAAAGAAAGAATTCAATAGACCACCAGCCATTATTATGCTTTCCTATAATATAGCGTTACCTTAAGACCAGTTGCCCCCGTTCCAGCAGCATCAATATCAAAAGTAATTTCCGCATCATCAGTAATAGATGTGGTAGTCAATGTGGTTGGAGTTGTTGCTGTAACTGAAGTCTTTTCTGTAGCATCGATTGATAACTTATCAGTACCAAGAATGCTTGTGCCTTCGACATTGATATCAACAGTAACAAGACCACTTGAGCTAGCTGTTTTTAGTGAAGCTCTTGGAATCTGATATAGTTCCATAGCAAATGGTGCTCTAAAGCTTACCTTTGAAGCTCCTGTAGTAATTGCTGTACCTTCATCAGAAAGAGCAGTAATAAGGAAAATATCTTGAATACCAGCAGAACCGACATATCCAACACCACCAATAGGACCCGGAGCAGATTCCTGTACCCATTGTGAAGAGTCGGTGTCTGTGTAATATACGTATCTCTTGCCGTTATCAGAATTATACCAAGTGTCACCCGGTTGAATTCCTGTTGGTGCTGTGTTACCAACATAGGTCTTGCCAACAGAACCAGTATAACCGATAGAGCCTGTATAACCTACAGAGCCGTCATATCCGCGAGAACCATCATAACCACGTGAACCATCATAACCCGCACCAGCAGAACCAGTGTAGCCATCCTGACCTTGGAAACCACGTGAACCATCGTAACCACGAGAACCAGTGTAGCCCTCAAAACCACGAGAACCAGTATAACCAAATTCACCCTGTGGACCTGTATCACCCTTGGAACCATCATAGCCACGAGAGCCATCATAGCCTACAGAACCTGTATAGCCTGTTAGACCAACAGAGCCAGAGTAACCAACAGAACCAGTATACCCTAGATCGCCACGATCACCCTTGGAGCCTGTGAAACCAACAGAACCAGTATACCCTAGATCGCCACGATCACCAGCAGAACCAGTATAGCCAATGGAACCGTCATATCCACGAGAACCAGTATAACCATCTGTACCCTGATATCCATCGATACCGCGAGAACCAGTATATCCCGTATCGCCCTGTGGTCCAACAATCTGACCCACATCGTTCCAATTTGTTCCATCATATACCCAAAGATTTCCGGTAGCAAGATCAATTACAGAGTTACCAGATACGGCAGATGGGTAATAATATTTTAAATATCCGTCTGGATTGTTTGGACCGCCTGTGGGATATACTGCATTAACATCAGGTTCAGAACCAATAATTGTAATTGACGTACCTTGCTCACCCTTGGAACCAGTGTAGCCAATAGAACCATCGTAGCCACGTGAACCATCATAGCCTACAGAGCCTGTATAGCCTACAGAACCAGTGTAACCCAGAGAACCGGCATATCCAGTAATACCGGCATCACCCTTGGACCCGGTATAACCTAAAGAACCATCGTAGCCAGTATTACCGATTTCACCCTTGGAACCATCGTAACCACGAGAGCCAGTATAACCAGTAATACCTTGTGAACCAGTATAACCAATAGAACCAGAGTAACCAAGGTCGCCGCGCTCACCCATAGAGCCAGTATAACCCATCGGCCCTTGAACACCGCGAGAACCAGCATAACCAACAGGAGAAGGCTTATTAATCCATCTTTGGTTTATACCATCATAACCAAGGTAATCATCATTCTGTGCATCAGTGATTTGTACATCACTTAAGTTACCAAGGTTATACCCTGTGCGAAGATTGACAAATACGCTGCCAGATGTAGCTACCCTACTTACTCGTGCAACTTCAATCTTATAATCTGGCGCGGTTGGTTCGGTATCTGTAAGTTTACCCGGAATGTCGGGATCAAGATATAGTCGTGCACCAGCAAGATAAGCAGTAGTATTTAAATCGTGAACCTTACCATAACTTGTAACATAACCCAACTCACCAACATCCATGTCATGGGTAGCGATACCCAAAACGAGATTAGGTCTGAATCCTTCCGAATTCATGTCAGCAGGTTTAAACTGTGTCTGCCCAAGATCGTTTACGCCAGCATACATGACAACTTGACCATTATTAATGGCTACGTTAGCAGTACCTTGGGCATGTAATTCCTGACCAAGCTGAAGAACAACTACGTCATTTAGCTGTAGGTCAACAGTGCCATATCTACTATTCCAAGAAAAGTACTTTGTTGGAGTATTGTTGGCATCATTGGTATTAAGATATAAAACATTCGCAGTAAGCGAAGTAGCATTGACGCTATTCGCTATAGTTTGACCAATAGCACCCGGAGTTTCCCAAGTCAACCCCTGTAGATAATTTGAATTATTTGCTGTGTATGAGAATATAGAGTTGACAGCAAAGGTCGCACTGTTTACATTAAGTGTGCTTTCACCTTTACCATATGCATAGTTGGCAACGTTAGCAAAGTAAGCGAATTGAGAATTGGTTGCATAAACGGCACTGCGAACATCAAGTTTATCTTCTGTTTTGCCGTATGCATAGACAGAATTATTTGATGTTGCATACTGAAAGATATATGCAAGGTCAAGTGAAATAAACAGATTACCAGAGTTGCCGCCGCCAACAATACCGTCTTGTCCAGTGATAGACAGAATCGGAGTATCCCAGAATACTCCATTAGAGCCAACGGTCAGTACTTGATTGATGTTACCAATTGTGTTGTTTGCTTCAACATACTTAACGACAAGGTTAGAAGACCAGTATCTTCCCCCTGAAGTATTGGAGAGCAAAAACTGATTATCTGTTAGAGCAACCCCTAGATTAGGTTCTGCCTGAGAAGGATGTAGGTAAGAATATCTATCAGCAGAAACATCAGTAGGTAGGGTGACTGATATTCTATCAGATAATAATTTAAACATTAAATGACCCCGATATGTTCGTTAGATAGTTTCTCTTCGGCAGAAGTCCATACGTCAAATACGTTATTCGCTTCCGCTCTAACCTGAATAGCATCCCCGTTCAATGAGTCGGGATTTCTCTTAAAAATACTTCTACCCTGAATAGGAATAAAAGCAGTGTCATATGGAGGCACAGAAATTTTACCAAAGCTAATCGCAACATTCGCTTCAGTATAAAGCTGAACTTCAACCCAATAAGTATTTGCTGTCTTGTTTCTTGCGGAGATAGGAGTAATGAAGAATACTTCACCCGGTCTTACGGCACGAGTGGTGTCCGTAGGGTCTCTATTGGCAAATGTGTTTGAAGGATCAGGAACCGAAAAGTCTGGTGCTTCCGCAATGGTTTCATAATTGGTTGTTACATCAACTTTAGTAACCAAAAGCGGCTTTCCTGTTGATGGTGTCTTACACTTAATTCTTGTCACTTAGAAACTCCTTGAAATGGCGGTCTTCGTTGCTATTCTATTTACCGCAGTATCAAATGGTGGACCAGAAAGTTCACCAGTATCAGCATTAATTTGCATACCACCAACGAACAGCGCGGAACCCTGATCATCCTGTCCACTTGCAATAACAATACCCTGATCCAGTTCCAAAATACTATCTTGGATAGTAGCTTGGTTTAATACTGGTGGAATCTTTGTAAGAGCAACACCAGCAAGAACAGCAGTCCAAGTATGACCAATCGCAGTAATGACAGATGGCTGTACAGTAAAGGACGGGTTTTTCGCAGTATATATCAAAGCAGCAATCAACGAAGAAATAATATCTCTTGTAGTGTTATTTATATTAAGTGCGTTTATATCGTCTCTCATCGTATTCCATGAGAAGATGAATGCACTAAGCTTATCAGCATCAATAACACTGACACCATTGGTATCAAAGAATCCCTTGGCAAAGTCAAGTGCTGGCTTTTCATTTGCTGACTGTAGAACCCATGTCAATACTTGAATAAGGTTTCCTGCGTCTCGTCTTGTGTAAGCTTCGTCTTGTGCTGTCCAACCAGTTGTGTATCCACCATCAACCAGAGCATTCCACATACTATCAATAATAGCTTGTCTTGCTGCAAAGATTGTGGTAGCATCTGAGGATTGTTGTGACAATAGAGTTGTGACAAATGAAGGATAACGAAGCGTGAATTCAATTGAGGTTAAGAACTCATCGACCATCGTAGCCGCACTTCTGCTTACACCCGGAATGCTATAAACATAATTTCTGATATAACGATAGCAGAATAGGAATGCTTCTAGTTCGTTTGAAGGGAATACAGCAGTACCATTTGCATAGTACAGACTCTTTACGAAATTAATAATGTATGTTTGATCAGCGTTCTGAAGTGCTCTTGTTATTGCTAGCAATAGTGTTGCGGCATCACGGCGAGTGAATGCTTCTAGCTCATTAGACCATCCGGCAGCAAGCCCTTCTCTGTAAAGCTGATACCACATACCGTCAATAATATCTTGCTGTGCCGCAGTGATTGCACTAGCAGCATCTGTCTGTGTGGTAAATGCAGTTTGAAGCAGAACAGGATATTCTACAGTTGCCACAAGAGCATCGAAAATCTTATCGACAACCGTCTTGACAGAATTGTCAATTGATAATAGATTGATGTTTGTGTTTAGATAATCGTATGCAAATAGGAATGCGGATTTCTTTGATGGCTCAATTACTGAGGTACCATCAAGGTAGAACAATCCTCTAATAAATGTACGCAGGTAATTTTCATTGCCTGTTTGAAGTGTTCTTGCAATTGTATTAAGAAGATTTGTTGCGTCTCTCTTAGTTAGCTGCTCTTCTTCGGCTGTCCAAAGCTCAACATAGTCATTGTCTACAAGAGCAGTCCACATACCATTTACTAGGGTGGTAGATGCTGTAACGATTTCATTACCCGCAAGAACTTGTAGTGCAGGGATAGAAGTCAATGGTGTTGACGTAATTGCATCAGCAATGATTCCAGAAATTTCCGTAGAAATAGTTGTTTTTGAATTGACAGATATAGCTAATGCATTTAAAGCAGTGTCAATATAATTGAATCCAAATTCAAATGCGTCTAGCTTGTCTGAGTCGATTACAGTATATCCAAAAACATCAAACAATCCCCATCTGAAGCTATCGATGTAGCTCTTGTCTCCTGTATGAAGGTATCCAGCAAGAGCCTGAATTAATAGGCCAGAATCTCTTTTAGTAAATTCTTCATCTTGTGGTGTCCATCCAGCGGTATATCCGCCATTTACAAGAGCAGTCCACATATCATTAATGATAGTTGTTTTAGCAGCATCTACAACTAGAGCATCTTCAATTCCGGTCACAATATTTGAAGTGGCAGGTGTTGACACCATGTCACTTACGAGTGTAAAAGATGATGAAACAATTGTCTGTGCGCCTGAAGTCATACCGGGTAAAGTATTGATTTCAGTTTCAAGATAACCATATGACGCTAGCACGGCATCTACAACAGCAGGAGAAAATACGGAAGTGCCATCATATAGCAACAGACCTCTCGCAAAGTTTTCGACATATTTACTGTCGCCAGTGCGTAGAGTCCCTACGATTGCTTCGATCAAATTTCCAGCATCGCGCTTGGTGAAATCTTCCTGTTCCTGTGTCCATCCTGTGACGTAATTGTTGTTGACAAGTTCTGTCCACATGTTATCAATAATAGATTGTTTTACGCCAATGACGATATCGCCAGAAGCAACTTCCAAGGAACCTGATGCAGTATATGAAACCGCCTGAGGAAGCACAGCATTGGCTGGTGCCTGTGGATCGATTACACTGGTATTTTCGACTTCTGTTGGTGAAACAAGCTGTCTTGTTCCCTTTGAAATCATGGTGTAGTCACCAAACTGTGTAGAACAGGATGAAAGAATAATTTGACCGCCGCTTAGAGCATAGAAGTGCTTATGTGCCCAGATAGAAACAGCGTTAACAGCGTTGATAAGAGCACCATTCTTAGCGCAGTACCCAATACCATTCTGTGTGACAGGAGTAGCACCCCATGTCATGATGTTAGGGAATATGGAGTATGGTGAGCATACAGCGCCATCAGCAAGAACAACGCCGCCGCCCTTGCCTACTAGAGGGTTTCCGTTATCTCTGTCAAGTGGTGGAGCAATATAATCCCATGATGGAATTCTTCTGATAGCGCACTTGTGGGCATATGGTGTACGAACAATGACTGCACCCGGTCTGAATGAGAAAGCGAATCCTTCTGTAGGATCGTCAAAGTCATCAACCTCAAACCCTTCAATCATCAAGCCTTCAACAAAGCAACCAGAACCCATTCTGAATACGTTTCTTTGTTCGTATCCAGCTACTGGACGGATAAATACAGTACGGTGAACAGAACGAATTGCACAGTTGTCTGGCATGTCAATGTGACCTTGAGTATAGTATGTACCCGGCCCAATGTCAATTAGGGTAGGTATGCCATTTCTCAATGCTACTGCTTCCATCGCCCTTTCAATAGTGGCAAAAGCTCTTTCCCAAGATGTACCTTCGTTGTTTACATCGTCGCCATTGACTGATACATAGAATGTATTTCCAACGGGAACTTTGCTGACAAACTGTACGATTTCGTCAACAGGATCGCCCTCGACCTCATATCTACGGCGAGTAAAAATCTTCCCGTCATAAATGTTGAGAGCAATTTCACCTAGCAACAAATCACTGACTGTAGGTGTTACGCCAGTATTGGAGCTACGCTTAAATAAGATTTTATCCGCCATGGTATCCCTTAATAAATAGATGTGTGCGAACACGGTTCGTAGTAATCTGTCATTTATTTATAATAGATACTTTTTGTTGAAGAAGTGAGAACGAAATGAAAATTTGTTTTATTGATACCCTAGGTCTTTGCTATGACGGCACTACGCTAAGCAAGCGTGGCTTAGGTGGCTCAGAATCAGCCGTCATCCTCATGTCAAAAGAACTTGCCAAGATTGGGTTTTCTGTCACAGTTTATAATGACTGTACTTCGGATGATACTAAACCCGGAGTATATGATGGTGTAACCTATCGTCCTTTAAAGTCTGTTGAAACGGATGCACCAGACTATGACGTAATGATTGGTTCCCGCTCTGTAGCTGCATTTGCACCCGCATACATGAAAGAGCGTTTTAAAACATTCTCATACGTTCCAGACTTTACCAGATTCCAGCAGAATATCAAGCACAAGATTTTGTGGATGCATGATACTTTCTGCGATGGTGACGATTTAATTGAGCCGTTCCTACTTGACGGTTTAATCAATGAAGTTTTCGTTCTCTCTGACTTCCATCTTGACTATGTGACAAACTGTGATCATGGTAAGAAGCGCATGTTCGAAGTCCTGAAGCGTTATATGTTCCAGACTCGCAACGGCATTGGTGCGATGAATCCCGGCTGGATCGATATCAAGGACAAGGACCCCAATCTATTTGTCTACAATTCATCCCTCACAAAGGGCATGGTCCCGCTTGTAAACGATATCTGGCCTAAAGTCAAGGAACAAGCACCAGACGCTAAGCTCATTGTGATTGGCGGTTTCTATCGTTTTCGTGAAGGACATACACCCGATCAGCAGGAACTAGATTGGCGCGAAATGGTCAAGCGCAATGAAAACGCAGGGCTTGACATTACATTCACTGGTGTTATACCACAGCAAGAAATTTCTGATATCCTTCGCAAGGCATCGTACATGATTTATCCATGTGCATTCCCTGAGACGTTTGGTATCTCCACACTAGAAGCATTGGCGCACAACGTTCCTATCATTACCTGTAACTTTGGTGCAGAAGAAGAAACCGCTATTGACTCTGCGTCATATAAGATTCCGTTCCCTGTTGAACCTAATGGTCTATTCCCATGGGTAAACAAGGAAGATCAGGTTAACCGCTTCGTTGACATGACACTTCGCGCTTATTATGACAAGTATCTACATCAGCAAAAGATGTACGCATGTAATGCCGTCAAAGACATTTGTGGATGGAATTCTGTTGCCAAGCAGTGGAAGCAGCACCTATTCCATAAACTAGGCGAATTCTTGCCAGTTGACGAGTATCGTGAAGTTCAAAAGATTAATCATGATGTTCGTAAGACATTTGGTCGCCGCTTCACAAATCTTGAAGAGCTACAGGAACCAAGACAAAGACAAAAAGAAATTGCGATTCTGACAGCCGTGTATAATGCAGAAGATTATGTTGGTAAGTGTATTCGCTCTGTTGCTGCACAGGACTATTACGATTATACAATGTACATCGTAAATGATGCATCTACGGATAACACCCTAAATGCAATTAAACAGACAATTAATTCTTTACCAGAAAAGATTCGTCATAAGTTTGTTGTCATTAACAACGAAGAAAATATCGGTGCTGTAGCTAATCACTACAAGATCATCGATGAATATCTTGGTGAAGAGCAGTTCATCATGATCCTAGATGGTGATGATTGGCTTGTCAATGATCCAAACATTTTCCATAAGTACAACAATCTCTATCATGATGGTGCAGAGTTTACCTATGGGTCATGTTGGTCTCTTGCTGACAACATTCCTCTCATCGCTCAGCCATATCCGCCAGAGGTAAAGGAAGCACGTTCTTATCGTGACTACAAGTTTAATTGGAACATGCCATATACTCACCTTCGCACTTTCCATGCTAAGCTTCTAAGAGGGCTTGACAGCAGTGATCTAATGGTGAATGGAGAATGGCCAAAGGCTGGTGGTGATACCGCACTATTCTATCACTTGATCGAAAAGGCTGATCCCGATAAGATCGTATGTGTGCCAGATGTTGTTTATGTTTATAACGACAAGAATCCATTGAACGACTATAAGATCAATGGCGATGAGCAGACCAAGACAGCGAATGCTATTATGGGCAAGGGCAAGGCCGTGGAGAAGTTTTCTGTCATTGTGCCTACCATGTGGCGCTGTAAGGACGTATTCTCTAAGGCACTACAGAGCTATATCGATCATGACTTGGTAGATGAAATCATCATCATTAATAATGACAAGAAAGAAACACCAAACTGGCTAGGACTTGATCATCCTAAAATCAAGATGCTAACTCAGGAGCAAAACATTTACTGTAACCCTGCATGGAATCTTGGTGCGGAAGTTGCCGTAAACAATAAGCTATGTTTTGTCAACGATGATATTGAATTTGACACCAAGCTATTCGATAAGATTCATTCTCGTGTCATTCCAGAACTTGGTGTTCATGGTATGGTGACAGGGGAAGAAAAGTTTGGCCATCCACAGTCAACGGACTTTTCCATCGACTTTACAAAGTGGTATTGGGGTGATAATATTCATGGATTTGGGCAGTTATTCTTTGTCCACAAGCACAATTGGATTCCAGTACCAGAAGGTCTAGACCTTTATTATGGTGACGATATGATATTCCATCAGCATCTTCATCGCGGTCTAGATAATTACCTAATCTACAATCTTCGTTTCTATTCACCAATGGCACAGACAACTTCCGATCCTGCTATTCGTGGAAACAAGATTGAAACAGAACGTCCTATTTTTGACAAGTGGATGAGCGAAAACCAACTAATGAGTATTACTCAATGGTTGCGCCCAGAACCAACACCAGAGGAAGCAGTAGTACCAGTTATGGACCAAAGAGTAAAGCGCATTCTAATCGCAATTCCATGTAAGAATGATATCGAAGCTGATACATTTAAATCGATTTATGACCAGATCATTCCAGATGGTTATGAGACCGATTTCCAGTACTTCTATGGTTATGCCGTAGATCAGGTTCGCAACTTGATTGCAGATTGGACAGTCAATGGTTATGATTACCTATTCGCTGTTGACCATGACATTACCTTTGCCCCTGACACATTAGCAAAGCTTCTATCACATGACAAGCCTGTGGTTGGCGGTATCTATCGTCAAAGACTAGAACCACAGCGCCTTGAAGTTTACGATCATAACTTTAGAACCCTTGCTTATGAAGAACTACATGGTAAAGGATTAGTTGAGATTGGTGGTCTAGGGTTTGGCTGCGTTCTTGTCAAGAGAGAAGTATTTGCTGATATCGGATATCCACAATTTGTATATCATCAGGCACTTCGTCACGAACACACGTTCAGCGAGGATTTGGATTTCTGTTGCAAGGCACGTGACAAAGGATACACCATCTGGTGCGATACGTCAATAGTATGTGGTCATATTGGCCGTCACACCTATCAGATTTCGTTACCCGCAAATTTTAATCAGCAGGTAGATGTAGTAGAAGAAAAACTACTTAAGATCGCGTCTGAAAAGCATCTACCTGAGGGTCTTGTAGAGTACACCAACAACCTTGACATTGACGCGCCCAAGGTTATCTATGATATCGGAGCGAATGCTTTAGAGTGGACCAGACTTGCCAAGAACAAGTGGCCAGAAGCTAAGGTGATTGCCTTCGAAGCCATGGACGATTTCAATAAGCTTTATAAGCATTTTGATTTTGATAATTATGTTGGTGTTCTATCTGATCAGGACGGAAAGAAAGTCAAGTTCTATGAGAATCCTTTCCTTCCATGGGGTAACTCATACTACATGGAAAATGAAAACGAATCTCCACCCGGTTGTGAATTTAATGAAGGACATGCTAAGGTAAAGACTGCCCGTACACTTGACGCTATTGTGGCTGAAAGAAACTGGCCTCTTCCTGACATGATCAAGATTGACGTTCAAGGTGCTGAGAAGGATATTTTGAAGGGCGCTGAGAACTGCCTAAAGAACTGCAACGATATCATCATTGAAATTCAGCATAAGGAATACAATAAAGGTGCTCCTATGCTAGATGAAATGTTTGATTATCTTGCTTCAATTGGATTCTATCTTGTGACCAATATTCATAAGAAAGAATGTGACGGAGATTACCATTTCAAAAAGATGGATAAGGTTCCTACAAAGGCATTCATTCTACACACATCAAATTCAAAGTCAATGGAATATTCGCATACTGCTATTATGTCTTGTGAAAGAGTGGGGATTCAGCCCATATTGTTCAATGGTTTTGAAAATGAAACACCAGAAGAACTATCAAGGATATTTGGGTTTGAATTTGGTTCTGATATGAACCACGGCGCTGCTAGAGCTACCGCAGGGCATTTCAAGATGTGGAATATCATTGCTGAGCTTGATGAACCGATCATCGTATTGGAGCATGATGCAATCATGTTACAGCGTATCATGCTGCCAATTCCAGATGGCAAGATCGTTGCTCTAGGATATAAGCTTCATGATCCTTTTGCCTACGATCATGTCATGGCAGGAGAACCCAAAGAGATAGTTGACATTAAGCGCCATTCTGGTGCACATGCATATGTCATTACACCAAAGACGGCAAGAATGCTTCTAGATGAGCTAAAGCGTGTAGGTGCACCTAGAGCCATTGACAACTATTACTTTATGAGAATAAACAATCCAGAGGACACTGAGTCAGAAGTTCCCCTTGCAATTATGGACCCGACACCAGCAATCGGATGGCTTCGTGAATCCACCATCTGGGAAGGATCGTGTGATATCAATTATGACTTCTTGGATTCTTTTAAAAGAAACCACCATCCAAAACAGGAAGTCTCTCGTTAGGAAGAGTACCGCTACTCATATTTGACGCATTGGTGAAGAAGACTGCTTGCTGACCTTGTAGCTGACCGGCATTATCTGCCCATGATGCAGAGTTGACATTCAAGTCTCCTTCGCCTTTGCCAAACGCATAATTGGCTACGTTAGCAGTATATGCAAAGTTTGAAACGTATGAGAAGTTTGCATTAACAGCAAGAACCGCTGTCTGTACTTCTAGGGTATCTTCTGTTTTACCATTAAGGTAAGTAGAATTATTAGAGGTATACGCAAAGTTTGCATTAACAGCAAATACAGCAGACTCTACGCTAAGTCTATCTTCCGTTTTACCAAATGCATGAATTGCATTGTTGACAGTAACAAATTCTTCCATGTATGCAGCATTGACGTACAATACCACATTAGCAGCGCCTTGTCCACCACCAGAAAGACCATTACCAGAATAAACGGTAGTGATTGTATCTTTCCAATAGGTATGTGTGCCGTTTGAGGCAAGAACCTGATCATTCGCACCAGAACTAGGGCCAGTAGTATTACCAGCCCAAATAGTAGAAATGTAAAGATTACCTACGGTAAGATTTGGTAGGTTATCAAGTAGTTTTACGTCATATTCAAAAGTATTTGCATTATAGACGAGTGTTGCCCCGTCTACTCTCTGTGTTTTATTAACACCCGGAAGGTCATCAATAGTTCTGATTTCACGAATCTGATTCTTTACGGTGATTGGATCATTAGCAAGAATCTTACCGCCCTTTTTATTGACGGTAATCGTGAAGTCTGATTTTTGAACTAAGACATTTGTATTAGACATTACGTGTTACCTGTGGTGTGATTGTTACGATACCTTCAAGTACACGAGATACTACATTATCTGTTGAATATAAAACACAGTCATAAACATATCTACCGGGAGAGATTACGCTTGTGGTAGCAGAGTTCATTGCCAGCGTAACAGTACCAGCTTCAGGAGCAATCAAGACCTGAAAGTCTACCGCAGTGGATGATGTGAAGTATTTACGAAGCTGTGCTTTACCAGTATATCCTGTTAAGTCAATAGGAGAGGTATTAGCGTCTCTCATATTAATAGTGACTTCGTAATCTACACCCTGATCAATGATTATATTGCTTTTAATTGCCATGTGTCTCTTCCAAGAAAATTGTTATTCTGTGTATTTATAACTTGACAGGGAAAAGCATTCTGATATAATCACTGTGTGGGTTTATGATACATTCCTTCTGGATGACGATCTTGAATCTCATCCATGATATCCAGTAGTGCTTGGAAACATGCTCTAGCTTCATCGGTGATATCGTCTCTAGTACGGAATGTCTGAAGGAATGCAAGAGAAGATTTACGATCTTCCCATTCAAGATGTTCTGTAGGGAATCCTTCAAGTCTTCTTCTCATGATTTCACCACCCATTAAATGGGCACCAGTAAGAACATAGATTGCACCAGCAAGTGCCTTTTCATTATCTAGGGTCTTGACATATTCACTAGCAGCGGTAAAAGGTTCAATACCAAGATTCATGGCAACCATGTCTGATTCGAGTCTTTCTACTCGTCTTACATTATCTGGTACATCTTTGTCAATAACTAAATGAATTTGATGAAGAGCCTGAAGCCAAGCAGCATACCATACTCTTGGTGGGTTTCCTGTTGACATTGCTCCACCAACAGCATGTTGTTCACAGGCATGATGTAGATCACGTGTTTCTTCCCAAAGTGGTTTCTTTGCCATTGTAATTTACCTCATTTAAAATGTTGTTATATCTGTAACAGGTACGTCAAATTTGAATGTAACGTTCTTTTTAATATTTGTGGGACCATCAAAATCATAACCAAATGCATCCATATCTATTTGGAATATCGGAGTTACGATATCGATTAATTCTTGGGTGTAGTGTGATCTATAATCGCCACTTGCTTTTGTACTAAAATTGCCGCGCTGTGGCATCGCTTTGTAATGAAGCATTTGTTCAAATGGAAATCCAAGATTTGAAGAAATTTCGTCTATTGATCTTTCACGATCTTCAAATTTAAATATGTGAGCTTTTAACTGCCCGTTTACATCACAAAAATACCCATACTGAGGTCCAGTATATTGTGTAATCTCTTTGGTTACATAACGTTTATTCACCCATTCTTCAAAAGAATAATCAATAGACGTAACGTGCTTATGTAGATAATATAGGCTTACTTCACGACTGAATGGATTTCTAACAAATCCAAACGTATAAAAATTTGATGGATCAATATCACTTATCATAGCATAAATGGAATGCTTTTGAAGAAAATATTTCCCACCTCGCCATATCAAATATGCTTCTAATGAGGTACCACTTGTTCTTGGATTGTGAATGAAAATGTATGGTATTTTATTTTCTCTATAAATCATGATCTTTCCTTATATGGAACCCAAGCTGTATCACCGTCAGGATTTTGTATCTTTTGGTAAATAGGAACACCAAAAGTCATATTTTTATAATATTGTTCTTTGACTTCTGATGAAAATTTCTTCGCTTCATCTAAAGACAATGGTTCTGAGTACTGGCCGCTCAATGGATTGAATACGAAAATATTTTCTGTTATATCGGTATTATTTAAGTCTACCTTTATAGTAGTCTCAAATCCATATTCATCTAAAATAAATGTGCGGCAATTAAAAAGACCGGGATTATGAAGATGAAGAACATTTTTATATTCTTCGTAAAGGTTCAAAGCATCTTGATATGATGATGCGAAGTCAAATCCACCAGCAAGATCATTGACACGATATTCCTCAAGATATGTATGGTCATTGTAAAACGAAACTGCTATGGGATTTGATGGTAAAGATTTATACCATAAAATCCAATCTTGTGGAACATTATTTTGTAATAAAAATTCCATACCCTCTTCATAGGTAATTTCGTCTTTATTTAAGCTTGCCTTTATGTCAAGAGTCCATCTGTATGCATCGGCGCATGGCAAGCATTTTTTCAAAAGTTCCTGTGTTATTTTCATTATAGAATAGCTCCAAATACACGGCTAGGATTAAAACCACCTATCCAAGATAAAGTCCATGTCCCCCCTGATGGGGGCACATATGTTCCCGGCCAATACCAGCTACCACCATAATAGCCACCGGGAAAGTAATCGCTAGTGTCAATTGCAGCACCACCAGCGGCACCCGGTTGATCGCCACCTGTAGTATTTAGGGCATTACCACCACCAGCAGCGCCCCAACCGCCGCCGCCCCCGCCAGCTTGCCCGAAGCCATTGTTACCGTTCCATGTTGGATTACCACCGGTATTATTACTACCGCCACCAGAACCACCAGTTACCAGAACAATAGGATCGGAAGCGTTGGTTTTTGCCGCAGTGGCCGCGCCGGAACCGCCACCAGAACCACCATTTCCTCCAACACCAGTTTTTGTAGTCGAATTGTTAGTACCAGCGGTTGGTCCAACTGTTGTGGACCCCGGTATAATACGACCACCACCGCCACCAGCACCAAGCCCACCACTAGCCGCACCGGTTGAGCCTACCTGTCCCGGACCACCACCGGGTGTCCATGCTGATGTAGCAGGATCGAATGTGCGACCACCTCGACCACCACCCGCACCGCCGCCCCCGCCAGCCCAACCGCCGCCAGTTGCAGAGCCAGCAGGACCGGCAGCGCCACCACCGCCGCCACCGCCACCAATATAACCGTTGGTGTTATCGATTGTGGTGTTACAATTTAATTGTAGTGCGACCATACCTGCGCTAGCAGGACCAGAGGTCGCCTGATTATTATAATTGGTGTATGAATATCCACCATCACCACCTTGTCCAATAATGAATCCTTTATTAATGATAAAAAGCATTCCCGGAAAGGTGCCTGTTGAATTATATCCGTTGCTGCCATAAATGAATACTCCGGGAGCAATGATAATTTGTGCATCGCCTGATCCGGGATAACCATTAGCAACAGCCCAATTATAAAAATTAAAGTTGGCCTGATTTGTGGTTACAGTTGCCGTCCATATTGCACTAATACCAGCAAACTGTGAAAGTTTTAATGGGCTTGATGGTGTGCCATAACCAATTTGTGTAAATGATTCTGGCACAATACCACCGCCTCTTCTGTACGCATAGAGGTTGGAAGCAAGTCCCATTCCTTTACTTGAAAACTCATTTCTCACAGAAGAGAATGATGGGGGATTTGAAACTGCCATTATCTATTCTCCAAATCATCAACTTTCTTAGAAAGTTCCTTGACGGCTTCGATCAGTAGTGCTACAAGTCGGTTGTATGTTACAGACTTATAACCAGTTGATTCGTCAAAGTAAACTACTTCAGGAATAAATTGTTCAATTTGTTGAGCAAGAATGCCTACTTCCACCTTATCGCCATCAAATCCTAGTTTCTGTGCGTTTTCATTCCATGTGTACTTGACACCATCAATGTTCTTGACAATATCAAGTGCATTGTCTATGTAGCCAACAACAGTCTTAAGATTTTGGTCAGAAGCAACGATGAAGTCGCCAGCATAGATTGAAGCTCCGCCAGTAGCCGCACTTAGTGTTGTGCTGCCTGTGTAGTATGCTGCATAGTTAATAGTGCCAGCATTTACGATGCCAGTTCCCGGAGGTCCCGCAGGACCGGTTGGACCAGTTGGCCCCGGACTACCGCTTGGACCAGTTGGCCCCGGAGGACCCGCAGGACCGGCAGGGCCGGTTGCACCAGAGGGACCGGCAGGACCCGCAGGACCGGCAGGACCCGCAGGACCGGCAGGGCCAGATGGACCCGCAGGACCGGCAATACCTTGTGATCCAACATAACCGGTTGGTCCGGTTGGTCCACTTGGTCCAGTTGCACCAGTTGGTCCAGTTGCACCAGTTGGTCCGGTTGGACCCGCCGCGCCTTGTAGTCCACGAGAACCGGTATACCCTATTGGACCGGGACCGCCCACAGGGCCAGTAGGACCGGTTGGACCGGCAGGGCCGGTTGGTCCCGGAGGACCCGCAGGACCGGCAGGACCTATTGGACCAGCAGGACCGGTAGAACCCGCAGTGCCAGATGGACCGGTTGGACCGGCAGGACCGGTTGGGCCAATAGGACCGGTTGCACCAGTTGGACCAGCAGGACCGGTAGGACCAGCAGGACCAGTTAAACCAATCGAACCAGTATAACCAACGGTTCCAGAAGGACCAGCCGCACCAGATGGACCGATAGGACCCGGAGCACCAATATCACCTTTAGAACCAGTATAACCCGTTCCGCCAGAAGGACCGATAGGACCCTGTGAACCAGCATATCCTCTATCGCCCTTAGAACCAGCGTAACCAGTTGAACCATCATAACCTGCACCAGCAGAACCTGTGTATCCAGAACCAGAAGAACCAGTATATCCTAGTGATCCATTATATCCACGAGAACCGGTATAACCAGCACATCCAAGATATCCGTTTGATCCCGGATAACCAGTATCACCCTTAGAGCCAGTGTAACCTACGAATCTACCAGCGTTACTCCATGTTGTACCAGACCATACCCAAATACTACCTGTATCTGTGGTGACATATGCGTCACCAGTAGTTCCAATGTATGAAGATGGGTATCCGGGAAGAGCAGTAGATGTTGTGACTGTACCCTTAAGGCTAATTGATGTACCAGAAGAACCAGCGTATCCTACTGAACCAGTATAACCTAGTGAACCAATAAATCCAACACCGCCCTGTGAACCAGTGTAACCAGTAGCACCGATAGAGCCAGTGTAGCCTAGCGAACCAGTGTAACCAATAGTACCTGTTGCACCAACATCACCCTTGGAACCTGTGTAACCTAATGAACCAACATCACCCTTGGAACCAGTGTAACCGCGAGAACCATTATATCCACCAGAACCGCTATATCCAGTGTTACCCTGTACACCTTGTGAACCTGTGTAACCTAATGAACCTGTGTATCCAACAAACTGACCAGCATCTTTCCACACTGAACCAGTATAGCCAGCAGGGCCGCTATAAACATAAATGTGATTGTCTGCAAGCACAACATATGCATCACCTGAAGTTCCTGTTGGAAGGGCAGATGTTGTAGCTACAGTGCCTTTAATATTAATTGATTCGCCTTGTGAGCCAGTATAACCAATGGAACCATCGTAGCCACGTGAACCGTTATATCCAATTGTTCCGTTAGCACCAGCAGAACCAGTATAGCCACGTGAACCGTCATAACCTGCACCAACAGAACCAGTATAACCAATGGAACCAGAATACCCCGGTGCAGTAGATGCAGAACCAGTATAACCAGAACCACCAGCAGGACCAACAGAACCATCGTAACCACGTGATCCAACATACCCTGAGTTACCTCTTGAGCCAGAGTAACCACGTGATCCAGTATAGCCAATGGAACCATCGTAACCAGTATTACCCCTTGAACCAGAGTAACCTACGTCACCTTGTGATCCTGTGTAACCAATCGAACCAGAGTAACCCAAGTCACCACGTGAACCGACAAAGCCTGTAGTACCCTGTGATCCTGTGAAACCTACAGAACCAGTATAACCAAGTAGACCACGAGAACCATCATATCCGGTTAAGCCTTGTGAACCCGTATAACCCTGTGAACCAGTAAAGCCAAGCGAACCTGTATAGCCTTGTGATCCTGAATATCCTGTAGGACCGTTTGAACCAACATATCCACGTGATCCGGCATATCCCGGATTACCCTGTGAACCAGTGTATCCAGAATTATCAGACCAGAACATTGATGTTCCGTTTGAAGTCAATACTTGACCACCAGAACCAAATGTGTTATTAGCAAAGATTCTCTTGATGTATGCAGCATTTGCTGATAGAGTGCCGTCTACAGTTACAGTGCCGGTCTCATCAACAGCAAGCCATACTCTATCAAGAGTAATATCGTCAAATGCATTGGTGTTTGAAGTAGCACCAATCTGGAATCTCTTTGTCTCTTCATCCCATGCAAGAGCGACATTATATTCGGTTGTATTCGCAGTCTCGAATCTCTGAAGAACAAGACCAATGTCGTTAAGAGCAACTTGCTGTCCCTCGTTCAAAATAATAAACGAATTATTGACAGTTAGAGTTGTGGTATTAACAAAGACAGCAGTACCATTGACATGAAGGTTGCCAGTTACGACAAGATCAGTTACAATAGCTGAGTTTGGTTGATTTGTACCAATGGCGGCTGGATATGTCCAATCGTATCCATCTAGGAGATTAGAATTGTTCGCATTTAATGCGCTGTTTACGCTAAGTGCAGCTTCGATCTTACCATAAGCGTAATTTGAATTGTTTGCAGTTGTTGCAAATTCTGCATTAGCTGCATTGTTGGCAAACTTTGAATTGTTTACGTTAAGAGCATCTTCGGTCTTACCATATGCAAATGTAGTGTTGTTTGCAAGAAGAGCAGTATTAGAGCTTTGTGCATAGACAGCACTATTGACATTAAGTGCAGGTTCTACTTTACCGTAAGCAAAGAAGGTGTCATTGGCGGTCAATGAGAAAATGGCGTTAGTAGAAAATACTGAACTGTTTACGTTAAGAGCAGATTCTACTTTACCATAAGCAAAGACGGTATCATTAGCAACATATGAGAATGATGAATTGGTAGCAAATACTGCACTATTGACGTTTAGATTTGGCTCTGTCTTACCATACGCAAAGACGGTATCGTTTGCTAGTAGTGCATTATTGGCAAGAACAGCTAGTAATGAGAGGCTAGAAAGATTTGCTAGTAGTGCATATTGAGCAGTATTTGCGTTAAGCGCATTCGTTGCTGTGTTTGCATTCTCGGAAAGAGAAATCCATTTTGCGCCATCTGAGTAGTAAAGTAAACTGTCTTCGCCATACAGCAACGCACCCGGAAACGCTGTAGCATCGTACATGTCCAGATTGACAGCATAACCCTGACCAACAAATAAATCGGTACCGGAATTATAAATTGCGCTCATTGAATCCTATCCTTGATGTTTTTATATTATTTATAGTATGGTGAATTCTTCTCTTTGATTTATAATATAAGAGAAATGAGCAACAGCGTGATTGGCAGATGGGTTTGTATTTGATGGTACGCTTACTTCTAGGACTTCACCAGAAAGCATGACTTGACGATCAAAGCCAATGCTTAGGAAGTCGTTGCGAGGTACGGGGGTTTCTTCAAGAATTGAGTAGTATGAATTATCAGTACCTTTAATTCTTGCTGAAACTTTAATTGTAGTATTTGCCACGTTTGAAATTGTGAGACCTGTCATAATACAAGCCGCATTGACACCACGACCCGGAATAGGACCATTCTCTGGAATCCAATAAGCAGGTACGGTGACGAGTTCAAACCATGCATTTCCCTGAAGCTGCTTACGAGTAACTTCAAAAAGATTTAGTGGTGGTCTTGGTGTAATAGTATTTGCCGCTAGTGCCAATTTAGCCTCCTATGCCGATAATAAGTGGAAGGACGATATTCTGTACACCACGAGAGAATGCCTGTCCTTCAATAGTGCTTCTTTCGAAATCAACTCTCAAGTCTTCGCCAAGATATGTGTCGCCCTGTTCTGTATTGAATGTAGCGTAGATGACACCGCCCTTTGACTTATATAGATTTGTCGTAGGATCGGTTGGTGTACCTGACGCTCTCTGACCAAATGGCAACGCATTGTAGTTGACACCGGAACCAGCATATGAGAACTGGTGAGAAGCAGCTTCGATCTTTGATTGGAATACTGTAGTGTATGATAGTGGATTTTCGACAACATCAATAGCGAGATTGAAAATGCTGTCAATAAATGTGTTTGCGTCTACTTCAGGTTCTGTTACAAGAGTTGTTCTATACTGAAGTTCATTGCGAATCTCATTCCAACTCTGAGTAAAGTATGGCAATAGTGCAGAATCAAATACTAGCACAGAGTTTGCACTGTATTCATTTGCTGTATTCGCAGTGAATAGACTTTGTGTCCAGAAAATAAGACCCTTGTCCTGACCAGCAATAAGGTCATCAGCGGTCTCATTAAGAATTGTGTATGTGTCTCTGGTTGCCAGATTAGATAGAGCAGGATTGCTTCCGATAGTAGCATTCCAGTTTGTGATTGATGGATAGCGAACAGTTACTAGCTGATCTACGATATCATCAATGTTATTCTTGATGTATGTACCAACGTTTTCGCACTGGAAAATATTATCACGGCCAACACCCGGAACACGAACAGCGTATCTAAATCCAGTTGAAGCAAATGCGTAGTCACCAAAGGTTGCGTTAGAGTTAACGATAGTTGCCTGACCGCCAGCGTGTGCCCATACCCCAACACGTGACCAGTTGGTAAAGATGGAAACCAACTGTACAATAGCGTTTTCTACGATAGCATAACCAATGCCGTTTGGATTGACAGCAGTGAAGGAGTCAACGACTACAGAGCGAAGTGGTGAGTCTGGATCGCACACAGAACCATCAGCATACAAGTTACCGCCTGTCATAGGGACAAGTGGATTTCCAGTATCTCTATCCTGTGGAGCAGACATTTCTTGATATGTCAAATTATGTAGAACTGCACAGTCACCAATATATGGGGATCGTGTAATGTACGCACCCGGTTTAAATGCGAATGCATATCCCTTCTTAGGTGGACCGTATTCTAATGAACCTTGATATGTGTCAAGCCATGACTGTTCATGTCTTAATCCAGTAAGCGTAAGACCACGAATCTTACAACCAGAATTTAGAAGGAACATATTGTTCTCTTCAAAACCTTCTGCTATACGTACCTTGGTGACACGTGCATCATAGCCGTAGAGACAAACTCTTTCTGGGATTTCTGTTTCTGGTGCTACTTCATATTCGCCGGGATGAACGATGACCACACAAGGTCCTTCGCCATCAGTATGTACAAGAGTATTAGCAGCAGCCAGCGCAGCACCAATTGTCTGGAATGGCTTGTATATAGAACGGCCATTGTTGTCATCATTTCCGCCCATGGAAACGTAGAAAGTGCGCTCTACGTTCTTTCTAGGTGTAACCTGAGCAACAAGAGTAGGAATGATACCAGTGTTTGACCATGTTGCAGACACATTATTGTAGTAGTAATAGTCGTTGTTTACTACAACAGGATCATTATATACGAAACCAAGAGCATTATTTTGTGAAGTTGTGTTAGCTGCAAGCAGAACAGTGTTAGCCGCAATAACATCGACATGTGATAGACCAGCCGCTGAAAGTGCAGTGATTGACTCTTCTAGATTATTGACACGAGGAATGTCAAGAGAACCCACAACGATTTCACCAAGCTTATTGATCGTGAATTCACTAAGACCGTTTCTCTTCAAATCAAGTAGAAGAGAAGAAACGTCTGAGTTAACGTCGAATGTGTTCATCTTAATAGAGGTATACTGAATCGCAGAATCGATCCATGTATCCGTCATATTGTAAATTTTAGTTGACACTCGTTATATCCTCTGTTATGATACTTTATTATTTATTATTCAGATGGTGGCGTTGGCCAAACAACATCTTCAGGATTTTTAAACTTTTGTGGAAGTTCACGAAGTTCTTTACGATAATTAAACCACGCAACTTTATTACCCGGCCAATCTAGAAGCTGAGTATAATCGGTGTTCTTCAGAAGAGTATTTCTCTTTGCTCTGATCGATTCCCATGTTGGTTTAGCTGGTGCCTTATCGACAATTACATATCTACCATCTTCTACAATAACATCTTTTCCACCGTTCAATGCCTGTAGAAGCATTTCATGCTCATTGTCTGTGATTTCGATCACATCATTCGGGATGTTTTTATTAATAGCAGAATTGTAAAATGATTTGGTACTCGGACTGTAAAGATACATTGTTATCTTCCTATTGCAATATAATAACCGGGGGAAGCATCGCCACCACCATCAGAAGAATTGTGATAAAATGTACAACCAGAATTACTCAAGAAATATACTTGCATCCAGTAGTCATTTTCATTACTTGCGTTGCTGTTGATTGTTGTCGCAACACAAGAAAATACTTGATTAAATGTTAATGGAAATGTAACCGAACTTGTAGTTTCGCCAAATGTGGCTGGCACAGAACCCCACTGGATAATCAGACCATTAGGAAGAACGGTGAATCCGCTTTGAACCAGAAGCGACTTGTCGATTCCAGTGAAGTCAGATAGAGTCAATACCTTTTGACCACCAGCATAAATTTCGTTGGCAGTTTCTATTGTACCGTTGCTTTTTAGACGGATTACTGAATTGCCTGTTTTATTGCCGCTGTAAATAGCGATACCTTCGGCAAATCTAAATGAACCGTATCCGTTATTAAGATCGACAAAATCACCGTCATCAGAAAGAACCAAACCACCACCGGCTGTGTTGTCTGTGTTGATTGTGAGACTGCCGGTTATGGACTGACTACCTTTCCATGTCCATCTACCAGTACTGTCAACCGCAGCATAGCCATATTCAACTGTACCTGCTTGGTTGGTGAACTGTAGTGAACCCCTTCCTGTGCCACGAGCACGGATTCTAAACGCACCTGTTGTATTTGTGGTGCCGTCACCCGGAGTTAGTGCTTCAACGTTACCCGCCGTCTTGATACCACCTGAAGTGATTTCAAAAGATGCGTCACCAGTTAGTTTATACGAGGTAGCTGTTGAGGTCGTAAAGTTACCAGTGTTTGCAGTAACCTTACCAATTGCGCCGGGACTTTCCCAATCGAAACCTTTAAGGGTATTGACTGTTGTGATCTGGGATGATACGAATGCAGTATTAACAGAAACACCACGGCTGTCAACAACAATACCGTCACCCGCTCTGACTCTTAGAGTACCAGTTGAAGTGATTGGACCGCCAATAAGGCCAGCACCATTAGCAACATAGCTAACGGTACCAGTACCCGGAGCAGTTGTCCAAGAAAGATGTGTGCCATTTGAAGTTAGGTATTGACCACCAGCCGCACCTGTGGTACCACCAGCAACAAGCAAAGCGGTAGGATTGACTACAATATGTGTAGCGTTTGATTGAAAAGATGTGAAGTTGACATTACTAGCAGCAAGACTAGTTGCAGTAAACTGACCAAACAGACGGGAATTCTTGGGAGCAGCTTGTGAACCCGTAATACCTAGAGTAGAGTTTGCAGTGATTACGTCAGTATTGAGAATATCAATAATGTCGTTTGTGCGGAGAACCCATGTCTGAAAGGTATCGGTTAGAATATCTACATTGGCGATTTGTTTAGCCATAATTTTTTCCGTTTATAACCTTTTGCAAAAGTGATTTAATTTGTGCCAATTCATCGCGCACTTCGTCCAATTGTTCTTCAACTTCTCTGCATTTTCTTTGCTGTTCACGCCTTAGAAGAATTGAACGATAATGACTATCGTCTGTATTTATAACTGCATTGGAACGAGTGTCGCGTATGTATGTCATGCAGATACCCCTAGGACTTCAATCTGATCGATTCTTGGTACCTTGTAAGAATTATCGGCAAGGAACACGATCTTAACTTGCATAGAATCGAATGTATCGAATTCTGCGCGGGTTGAGTTAAAGTAACGAGCAACATTTGAATTGTTGACGTTATTGAATGCTACTGTTGGATACTTGAGCTTGTCGATGACCATGCCAGTACCAGCGATGTTATTGGTTTCAATTGTTCCGCCGATAACGATATGTGTTGCGTTTGCAGACTCTACGCTGGCTACCTGATAGCTATCATTAGGGAATAGCGGATTGTAGATTTTAATTACATCTTCAGCCGCCAGCCATGTTGATGGCACGGTTAGAGTAGTATCCGCCGCTGCAATTGTGTTTGTTCCAAATGCAGTTACGAATGTACCGGGTAGTGTATTCGCAGTTTCAGTGAATGAAGGTAGACCTAGCTCGAATTCGATGAAGTCGTTCTCGTCCTGAAGTGATGAATACTTGTTTGCATTTGAAACATACTCAAGTGGGGACCATGCCTTATCGTCAAATGCTTCTGGGTCTTTTGAGTTGTGGACTCTTGCATATACCTTGATATCTGTGCCAAGTGGACGATATGCTACCATGAACATGCGAACATCTTCTGCAAATCTACCGTTTGAGAATGTTACCTTGGTTGTGATATGCTTTGATCTTGCAGTGCCATTGCCCGCAACTTCAGTGTCGAGACCGCCAACAATATGGCTAGAAGTGTTTGACACCTTATTCTGAATTGAATAAAGGTCAAGCATTGAGTCTTCTAGAGTTGGTGACTGATAGATAGAACCATCACCAAACACAGTATAGTCAGCTTCGATCTTGAGTGACTTATTGTTGATCAATAGGTCTGTATTGGAATACAGCGAACCATTCTGAACTTCATTTGATCTTGAAAGAATCTGAGCATCAAAGTTTGTTAGGTTGTAAACTGTTCCATTATTAATCTTTACCTTTTCGGCATTGCTTTCACTGAAGGCATAGTTTCCACCTGAGAGCGCAGCAGCTTTTAATGTTGTGTCGATTGCACCAGCCGCAGGAACACGAACATTGCCTCTTAACTTTACTCTATCGATAGTAATGTTGTCAATAGAAGCGATTGTTGTGGTTGCGTTGGAGTCGGTTCCCTTGACAACACCACCAACATTAAAGTATACTGTGTTAGCAGTTGAGTTGCTTAGGTATAGCTTATTGTTAACTGGATCGTTCTTGTATACCTGTCCAACAACAGTATCGGCAATAAATCCGCCTAATGTGTTGCTGAATTTAATTAGTGAGTTGACAGATATTGAAGTGCTGTTGATTACCTCGGTGACACTTACGATCTGTGAGTTTCCGCCGTTCAATAGAACAATTTCGCTGCCCACTGGAATGGTGTCAAATGCAGTGCCAGTACCGACGATAGTGTTTGCACCCTTAACAAGATTAAGGGCACCACCTGTCTGATCCTTGACCTGATAGACGTACTCACCAGACAGGAAGTTGCCGCTTGTTCCTGATACGGTAAGGAATTCATAGTTCTTATTGACAAAGATTTTCTTGTCATTCTGTACGATATACTTTGCAGCACGAATATTAAATTTGATATCAGTGTCTGACATAGAGTTGTATACGCCAGATGTGTTATGATAATAAAGCTTGCCGTCCTTGTTTGAGTTTACACCCGGTGAAGGAACGTTTGTACCAACAAGTCTATCGCCTGTCTTGTTAACCCATACTTCATAACCGGGGTCTTCAAGCATAACGACAATACCGTAGAACTTTCCTGTTGATAGCTTCAATGGTTCCTTGAATCCGAATACGGTAGGAGTAGAAGCATCAGCAAAGGAATAGATCATGCTGTAGTCTTTGTATGACACAGACTTTGAATATGTTTTTGTTAAATTTGGTTGATCGTTCTCTACCTCACAGATAGCAATAGCGACACCAGCATTTGGATTGCCGGATGCATTGTTTGTCTGACTTGGCTTCTTTTTAAAGAAGATTTCAACGGAAGTCAACCCAACTTCGCTTGAATTATTGATAATTTCTGGGTCAGCATAGAATGTCTGTACCATTGAGAAGTTTGGTGGTGTGAAGAACGGTCCTTGCATCGAAGCATTCTTGACTTCTGTGTATGATACTTTAGAGGCAACACCAGTTGGGTTTGGAGTTTTCTTGACAAGAACTGTAGGCTCTTCAAATGCGTATCTTGGAAGTGCAAGCGCAACAGTTGCAACAGATGTATTGTCGGGGGATGAGACGGTAAGGACATTCTTACCAGCAACTAATGATGCGAGTGCAGCAGCACGTTCAACAGGTGTAGTAGGAATAATAGAAGCACGGTAATAAAACACGAATTTAACCACGCCAGTATTCCAGAATGGAGCACCGTATGTGATCAGACCTTCGCCTAAGTTTCTGCCTTCCTGCTTACACATGGAAGTAACATCAATGCCGTTTAGGTATACTCTGTGAATTGTCCCCGGCTTTAGACCACGAACTTCAAGAGCAAATGCCTGTTCAGCACTAATGTACTTCTGCCAATCAGCAACCGCAACTGGAAACGCAATAGGAATACTGCCACCAGCAGTGCCCATACTGGTTGCATATCTTAATGATTGGTCTAGAATGTATGGAATGTATGGCACTTATATTATCCCCTTAAAATAGTCTTTCATTCAAGTCTAGCACAATACCATTGTATGCTAGGCGATAGTTTGTAGTTACGTTTGGCGCAACAGTGTTTAGAGCAGTATCGGTTGGATAGAATAGCTTATATCCGAATGTACCTGCCTTACCCTGTCCACCAAAGAATCCACCATGGCGACCACCCTTATAGACTCTCACCTTGACATACTGGCCCAAATCTGGATTGTGTGTCCAGAATAGCTTGAATTGGTCTTCAAGCCATGTGCCCCATGTTGTGCCAAGTGGTGATGACTTTCTTTCTAGGCTACCCTGATGCTCAATCTTAGTATTATTTAGAGTACCTAGTTGCTTAGTAAATACGTCTGCACTTGTGATTGCTAGTGCGTCTCTACTTGCGGCGACCTGAGACCACGGACCTTCTGGTGAAGCTGCCTGTAGGATTTCACAACCAACCCAATTGTCTCTGGAATTAATATAGAATTCACAAGGTCCAGCAGAAGCGGAGAAGGTGTAGTAGAATTCTTCGTAAATGTTACCAGAGTCGGAACGATTTTTGTTTCTTTCGCTCTGGACAACAGATACGATTGTCTGTACATATGTGTTTACAGTTTCAGCAGTTAGCGCACCATCGGTTGCTCTTGACTGACCGACAAACAGAATGTCAGTGAATGGAAGAGTAGGATCGTTATCGCCAGATGTTGACATACCGATATTTAATTCATCGACTAATGGTGATAGATAGCCATCAACGATTGTCGCTGAATATGCAGGATTTGAAATGTCTGCATACTTATAGTCTTCGAAGCCATCTACAAAGAAACCAAACTTGAAGCGATCAGCACCATCATAACCCGGAATTGAACGCTTCTGTGCTAGTGTTTCTGTTAGTGTTAATGAAGTGTAATATTCAAGATCAGCAATTCTTCTTTCAAGCTGTCCAATCTCTTGCATTGTGTAACCACGTGGCTGTAGAGCAATTCTTTGTGAAGCATCTACAGGAGTGCTAATGCGATAGTTATTGAGACGTTGTGTTGTGTACTTTTCATTTGCAACCTTGGTATCGATGTACTTGGTTGTTTCTGAAGAAAGTGAGAATGGCTGTGATGGGTATGGCGGAATCTGCAACAGATTAATTGTCAGTGCATTTTCAGGAGCCGGTGGAGCTTCTGTGCTGCCCGGTGTGCCCTTGATTACTCTAAACTGGTTGGACTCGTCAATGATGACACGATCAACACGGCCCTGATAGTAATTAATTGTCGCTGACAATTCTGAATCAGGAGCAGGGAACTTCTTATCATTTACAGAGAAGAAACCGGCATATGTCTGGTCTGTTGGGTTTAGTGGAACACCAACAGTTGGGTTCGCAGAAGGAACTACGGTGCCATTTGCATTTGGACGTAGGTCAAACTGGTCTCTTAGATCGTAGTAATTTCCTCTTGTACCATATACTTCAGGAATTTCAAGAGTGTTGACTGTTGTTGTCGCTGAGTCTAGAGCAACACCGTCATTGATGTTGTATGTACCAGAACCACCCGGTGCCTTTAGACCTTCTGAGTGTGTGAAGTAATCAAAGTCAACAAGCAGTCTATCATTGGTGCCAAGGATGGTAGCAGCGTTTGGCTTCTTGTATAGCCATGCAATACCATAGTAGTCTTCGGTCTGATTGTGATCAATGTAGAAGTCTTGTGTTACGTCTACAACGTCTGGACCTGATGTACCAAATGTGTTATTAGCACCCTTGTATACCTTGTTCAAGCGGAATACGTCACTAACGCCGATTGGCCATGGACCATCAGCACCAGCAGGGTTTGTGCCAATATGCATACGAACATAGCGGTGTCTGTTTGCAGTCTTAGCTACAGGAGTAATGTTTTCTTCTCTAACATTAAATGCAACAGAAGTTGATACCTGTCCACTTAAACCAGTTCCAAGATCAATAGTCAATTGATTCTGCGATTCGTTATTGGTAATTGTTCTCTCGTCACGATCCATTGGGATTGGAACGTTTGCAGGGAAGCCAAGTCTAAATGGTTGTGCAGTAGCATTAAATGTGGAGTTTGCAGTCAATGTAGCGAATGAGTTGTTCGCAACAGACTTAATCTGCACGTAACCAAGCGCAGCAACATTAATCCAATCACCAGCCTGAATTTCAGAAAGAAACGCACTTGCCGCTGGATTAGATGCAACGAATGCATCAGATGTTGTTGAAAGGGTTACTGCACCAGAAAGATCAGTGCTTGCATTGGTATTTGCAAGAGGAACAATGATCAATTCTTTCTTTTGAGTAGAAGAAAGCTGACCAGTGTATGGGAACTTTTCTGAACCAGCAGATGGAACAGAGAATGTGATTGTACCACCTGTGGTCAAGTCATATGAATTGACAGTGCGGTAGATGTATGATATTGCAGATGCATTGACAACCGCAGGAGAACCAGAGTAGAAAATTAGGCTTGATGTGGTGTTATCCTTGACAACAGCCTTACCATTTTCTAGAACAGCATCAGCAATTGCCTTGTTTGTTCCATCATAGAAAATAGAACGGACAAGGCTGAAGTTCTTACCCGGATTCATCTTAATGTCAAATAGGTATAGACGATAGACGCAATCAGGGCTACCAGCAACACCAGACTCATATACGATAGAGCGGATACGTGCCTGACCCATAGATGTACCAAGGCTAGCGGCAGATGGCGTAGCACCGATATTAGTTGTTAGCCATGTACCAGCAGTACCATATAGGTCTACCTTGTCGCCTGTTTTGAAAATGAAGTTACCAGCAAGTTGCTTTACACGAACATAGTTGCCGTAGTTCATGGAGATATTACCATTGACAATTGACTGAACGTCAGTACCCTTGTCAACAGCAGCTTCATAATTGAATAGAGTTTCTACACGGTTGCCGTTGATGTATCCAGCACCCGGATCAATTACGATATTGAACTTTGTTGCTTCGTTATTAAATGTGTTGGCAGACTTTGTGTTTAGAAGGAAAGGATTGGTGACATAGTTACCAGACTCTTCGTATGTACGACGAGCAATTTCCTTACCAATAACATTGTAGACCGTTTGTCTATTCTGTTTGTATGGCTGACCTTCAGAAAATTCAGCAATGTATAGCCAATCGCTTCTGCTATCTGCTTCTGCCTTGGTTAGGACAGTAAGAACAGGCTTAAGCTCAAGTCTATTCGCACCCGGAGCAGTATAGTTTGGTGCACCAGTTGCATTATCTAGAAGAGACTGATCTTCATTGCTGTCAATGATATCTTCTTCTGTGGTAAAGCCGACAGAAAGCTGATCAGGAATATTATCATATTTTTTGACAATTACAAGCTGTTCTTCTACACGTGAGAAATATCCCTTTTGGTAGATAACGCCATTGCCTACTGTCATACCATAGGTATTGCCAATAGGGCTGTATTGTAGAGGCGCAACCGTGATGTTTGCTAGGTAGTTCTGTGCTGTAGCAGAGAAAATGTCAAGCTGTGCAATCTGTGCACTAGTTGATGTAACAGAAATGTGTGGAAGAACAGTATATCCAGTGCCCTTCTGTGTAACGGTGATATCTGTTACCTGACCAAGTGAGGAAACTTGCAATTCAGCAGATGCACCAGTACCAACGTGAGAAACGATTCTACCAATTGAAGAAGGCGCGGTGTTTGAAGTCTGAATATTTGTGTTGACAGAGAATGTCCACTTGGAGTAGTCTTTAATCTTAAGGTCTTCAACCTTAGGAGCAATTCTCAAAACAAGTGCATCTTCTCTTACGGTATCAAGTACTTCGATAATCTGTACGTTTGCGGTGCCATCAGAAACAAAGTCACCAGCGTAGAAATTATTTGCGAATAGGGTACCGCCTGTGGTATTCTGAACCGCAATAGCAGAAAGAATGACAACACGGTCATTTACGCTAAAGCCAGATGAACCATCATCGACAGTAATCTTTTCGATGACATTATCTGGATTAAATAGAGTTAGCTGTTCGTTATATGTAAACTTTGATTGGCCATCTGACTCAAGATCATTGATATCAAAGCCAGTGTTTAGGTAACGTACATATAGAGTGTTTAAATCTGGTGTGGTGGATTCGAAACCACTGTCAACAGCAATGATAGATGCCTCAAGAGGAATTCGAGTTTGCTGATTTCTGACACGATATCCTAGATATTGCTGTACGTCAACTGCCTGAGAGTCAGTCTGAATATCCTTAATCTTTACATATTGCAAGTCATTATGGAATGTGATATCACAACCATCAATGATAGTACCTTGCTTATAGATATTGTTTCCGAAACGTTCAATCTGTTTCTGAAGAATTGTCTGTAGCTGATTTAGCTCACGAGCCTGTACGGACACACCGGGACGAAACAGGACCTTATAGAAGTCCTTGTTTTCATTATAGTCGTCAAAGTATGGCGATACGCTCAAATCAGTTTGAATTGGCATTTAAGTTAAAACTCCAAAATTAATTTAACTGTCTCAGTTTGTCTCGGATTACGCGAAATTGGTGCCAGATTTTCGAGATAAAGTATTTCGCCGCTATCAGGAACAAGTTCACCGTTATATTTATATGAGGCGGTGAAGTATGCATTAGAGGTCGAGCCTCTTAGATTAATGGTGGCATTCTCTGGAATTGACAGACGATTTGTCACATTTGTTCCGAAAATATAATCGTTAGAAGAACCAACATTGTCATGCATTGAATGGAAGATGAATGATGGAACCAAGGTGTCACTTGGATACACTACATCATTATCAATGACAACAGTTTCGTCTTCAATAAATTCGTTTTCTGAAATCTGAGTGCCGACAAAAGTAGTTAGTTGATTAAAGCCATTAAACTCATCAGCGTCACGACCATTGACATAAATGTATGGGATGGTATTTGCGACTGCCGCAGAACAGAATGAAGTCTCTCCCAACAGCGCCGCACTTAGTTCATACCCTGTCACAACAACATCAGTCAAAGTAACCGATACTGCATCAGAGGAAATGACCTTACCGAATGGTATGCTTTCGATCAGATACATTGAACAATTAGATGCCTCGAATGGAGGAACGATATTGATTTCTAGCTGTGTATCATCTATAATCATAGCTACATTAGCTAGCATGTTTGATACGCCATTTGTGATGATAACACGATCATCATTTCTAAATGTTTCTGTGAATACAGTGTCTGTACCAACAACTAGAGAGTTTGCTGAAATGTTCACGTTACCAAATAGCTTGATTGGCTTATAACGGAATACGGTCTCACCCTTCAAGAATGAACCACGAATGTCATTGGTATCAAGCTTGATTGTCACGTTAGCAAATCTTGGGTCTCTTAGGACACCAACAGTGCGGAAGTCATTGTTCGCTGTCAATGGTTCGTTGTTGCCAATGAAGCTTGTGGAAATGCCAACGTAATGGCCGTACAATTCGTTTGCAGGATTTGAGCCATGACCACCTGTAGGAGACATAATTGCTCTTGTAACGGCTTCTGTAGAGACTGATACGGCATTTCCTGTTAGGATTGTAGTGTATACGCTTCTGTATCCAGCACCCGGAGCAAGAACTTCTACTTTAGAGATAGAGTTTCCTGTATTGGCAGATACGATTGCACGAGCAACACAGTTTGCTGTGCTTGAACCACCAACATCATAAACAAACACGTTAGGATAGATTTCGTAGCTATCACCCGGTCTGATGGTATTGTTGAATGGATTGTCCAGAACAACAATCTTCTTACCATTAGCAATATAATAATTAGTAATCAATCTATATTCATTGGTGCCAGCACCAGTAGTCATCTTCATTAGACAGTTGTTATAAAAACCGTCAATAGATGAAGCAGAATAATCGAGACCAAGCTGTAGTGGATTAGCGCCGATAGCAATGT